TCATCCTGACCTCCTTCTTAGTACCGTCAAAGCTGGCCCACGTGAGTCAGTTGCCGACACCTTGTTAGCCACTTCAATCAAATGTCCAAGCTCTACTGATGAGTAGTGACTTGTGATGCTTCCGTTCTTGTGACCCAATAACACCTTCCGGTCTTCTTCCGTTACGCCTGCCGCTCGAAGTCGTCTGCCAAACGTATGCTTCAAGTCATGTATCCGTATCGATAGAAACCCTGGGTGAGCAGGGCGCAAGTTCTTTTCCTGCCATATCTTGGCAGCCCTGACGCGCGCCTTCTTCCAGGCTGAGTCGTTCATTCGATGAATCGCGGTGCCATTGTAAGGAAATACCCATTCCTTGCTCTGGCCTCGCTGCTTGTCGATGATCGACTTGGCTACGCTATTAAGGATGACCAGGCGCTCGTCTCCATTCTTTACTCCCGCCTTCTCATGCCTCCCGCCAAAGTTTGCTGGAATCAGGAACACACTCGTTCCCAGTTCCGGTACCGCAATCTCCCAATCCCACCTTAGCTTGCAAACCTCCTGCTCCCGACAGCCTGTGTTCACCTTGAATAGCGCCATCGTCTGAAGATGGGCCGGAAGCTCTGCGAACAAGATCGACTGTTCCTCCCATGACATGGGGTAGGGCTTACGGCTGGTCTTCTCATCCATCATGGTGATCATCGGTACCGTGTCTAGCCAAGGCCTCATTTCATCATCCCTCCATTTACGGGCGCACAGGTTAAGTACCCGTACTACCCGCTGCAGGGCTATGTTGATTGTCCGGTTCGATACAGGCGGTTTTACCTTTCCGTTTTCCAGCACGGTCGACTTCTGCTTGTCCTTGATGAAGGGAGCCAGGGTCGTGTCGTTGATATGGGTAACGGGAAGGTGGCCGATGTAGGGGTGTAGCTGTTCGAGGTATGTGGCTGAGAGCCCTATAGAAGGCTGATCCTTGTATTCGACCAGAAAGCGTGTCGCTGCATCCTCCCAGGTTCTTACCCTTCGTACTCCGTAAATCTTCTCCTGCCTCAACTGCTCAAGCCGGTGGATCAGGTATTGCTCGGCTTCCTGCCTTTCGCTTGTTCCAGTGCTTTCCTGAATTCGCTGACCTCTGAAGACTTTGTCGACGTACCAGAGGCCGTTTTTCTGGTAGAGGCCGGTGATCGTTTTTCGCGCCATGGCTTATCTCCTGGCCGACGCTCGCTGCGGGACGGATTGTTTCCCTGTGCGCCGGCCTTTTCAATCGCTTTCTGCTGAATGTAGTTATCTGCCCATGCGTCCAGCTCGTACCGGTCGAAGGCGATTCCCTGAATGCCGATCGGTACTTCCTTCACAAAGGGCCTGACTGTCTTGTTGAACTCATCCCGGCACATGCCGAGGTAGCCCGGCGCGTCACCGGCTCGGATAAATCGCGGGGGATAGGCTGGCTGGCCCATAGGTGTGCCTCCTGCAGGGCAGGTGTATATAAAGGAAGGGGAAGGTGCTAATCAGCCGTGGCAGATTTCAGCCAGGCCTGTGAGGAAGTACCAGAACTCTTGCGATGCGTAGAAGCCAAGACCAAGCATGAATCCGGTGGCAATGAGGTTTAAGAAATGCCTAACTCTCATAGGAACCACTCTCATGATCAAGAATGATCTTTGCTGCATTTCTTAGGCTTGAAAGCGCTTCAGTAAGCTTGGCTATCTTTTCGTTTTGACGTTCTATATGGTCAAGTATTTCTATTGCCTGATAAGGGCCTATAGCAGCCCAGTAGGCGCGCATCTTTTTATCTCCTTCAAAGTCTTGACGCCAATCTATTCCAGCTGGTGGTACGTAGTTTTTTAAATCTTCTGCAAGTGTCTTCAGTTCTGTCAGATTCATTTGCTCAGATTCCTTTTATGCAGATCGTCTGCACCTGCCTGCGCTCTTCTAATATCCGCATCATAGCTTCGTACTGGCTTTTGATTTCCTGCATTTTGCGATCGTGTTGGGCATCCAGGATTCCAGCTAAATCCTCGCTGATCATTATCGTCTTTGCAGGCAGGCAAGCGGCCACGATCACTTTAACTTCAGACATGACTTCTCCTATCCCGCCTAATGGCAGGGGAATAAATAAGGAAGGGGGTTAAGCTAGTTCAGAGAGGATGTACACCGGGGGCAATACTTCGTCGTTACCATATCCCTCCCTGCATCTGGTAAGCCTCCCAGTAAAGCCAAGCGAAGAAGGCTAGGATCAGCCATGCGATCAGATCTTCCCAAGTGAAGGGCTGCGGTGCTTGTTGAGTCATGGCTTCACCTGTACGCCAGCAGCTTCTAATTCGAATTTAACCTCGTCATAAAGGCATAGTGCTTCCGGGCTAGATAGGTTCTCTGATTTCGGCAACTCCACTACCAGAGCAGCGCGGGAGGCTTGCCATCCGGCCCATGAATTCCTCATCCATTCTTTTATGTAGTCTCCGTTACTATTCTTGGTGAAATCAGGACCGCAAAAATGAGTTGCTGCCCACGCCTCAAACTCGTCGCGCATACTCATGACTCTATCTCCAAACTAAACATCACAAACGGCAGAAGGGATGCCCAGGCGGGCGACTGAACCAGCGCAAGCGTTGTCACGGCAGTGGCAAGGAAGGCAATGACCATGATCATGAGCGCTTACCTCCCGAGCCGCACAGCAGGCATGGAAGCGTTTCTTTCTTAGGCTCTTCCTTTGGCTCGTCCTTCTTGTACCAAGGACGAAAAGCCTTGATGTCTTCCATGCTCGGCCAGACGCCAGTAAAGGTCATTGCACGGTCATCCAGTGTGATTAATGCTGGCGGCTTGTCGGTCGGCCACTGGATAGCGCCGAGGATTTCATCGGCACGCTGCTGGTCCATTGCGCGGTACAGGTTCAGCTTTAGCCAGAACTGCATAGCCGTGATTCCGTTGGGCTGGCCCGAGCGGCTGGAATGGATAGCTACGGTGTATTCGTAGACGGCCCGATCCAGGAATTCAGCAGCACCAGGAACCATGGCATCTGGAATCACATCAGCGCCTTGCCAGCCGCTTGTGTAGCTGTGAAGTACGCCGTCGAAGTCAATGCAAATGATTGGTTTGAACTCACTCATGGCTTGTCTCCGTGACGGGCTAGGAATTCGTTAATCTGTTTTGTGACAGGGTTATATAGCCGATCAGTTGCAGTCATGGCGGGTATTGATTGCAGCAACAAACCCACCGCCTCAGCCACTTCCTCCCGTAAGCGCTCGTTCTCAGCTTTAGCCTCTGCAAGCTCAATCCGTACCGCTCCCCACTCGGCTGTATTTTCATCAGCCTCTTTGTTCAGCCGCTCGTTCTCTGCCTGGAGTGCCTCGCGTTCGACAGCAAGCCGATCTGCGTCAACAACGCGATTCCATCCGGGCAGGTCAGGGTGCGGCTCAAGCGGCATATGCTGCTTTAGAAGAAGCTCATAGCAGTGCTTCCAATGTGTAAGGTCGGACTTCAGCGCGTCACGCTCGTCTCGCATCTCAATGAAGCAGTCTTCACAGCCTTTGTTGCTGTTCTTCAGCCGCTCCACTTCCTCCCGTAAGCGCTCCACCTCTGCGTCCAGCTCGTCGCTTTCCTGGGCATATTGATTGCGCCGCTTTACCTCGTTCTTTACCGAGCGCTTTTCCACTTCCAGCGCGTTGCTGAGCCGCTCAACTTCTGCCTGGAGTGCGTCGGGTGCTGTGTAGACAGGGAATGCATCAGTCCAATATGCAGGGTTAGACGCTTTCTCATTAGGCTCGCACTGCTCGATAAGGCCGCTGTTTCGGCATTGAGTAACCCACGCCACAGGCTCAGCCGGTGCGATACGGTCGGCGCGGGTTGCTGATTCAATGGCGAATTTCAGCATTGCTTCAATCATATCGGCGTCAAACAGAGTTGTTTCGCGGATATTGTCTACAACAATCGATGGATCAAGATTCGACCAGTCCGGGCAAGGCGTTAGCGTATTACTCATTTCCCGCCTCCAGCTGATCAATAGCGCTTCTTACGTCTCCAGCCTTTAGCTCGGAGAGGGCGTTCGCAATGGTCTTTTCTGCTTCGCGCAGGCGTTCGCAGAGGGCGAGGACGGTGGCGGGGTTGGCTGCTGCGATGTGCTGGATATTCGCCAAAATCTCATCAAGACTTGTGCGCTCATCCTTACTCTTGTAGCCAGGGTTAACGCCTAGCCAGAAGACGTCTGCGCCGCTTTCACTCAGCGCGTAAACAAGGTTGCCGTCTATTAGCCAAGGCCCAGGAGTTGCCTTCTTCGCTAGCTCAATCAATCCATCGATATCAATGTTCATGCGCAACGCTCCAAGCCAGTACGGCTATGACTGTGATAGTGAGGGTTAGGGGAGGGAGTAGAGAGGACATCAGGGTCATGGCTTAACCCTCTGTTTTGCGATAGCCTTGCATATAGAGAACTGCAGCGCGGTCTAGGTCTGTCGGGCAGTCTTTGATTGCGTTTGCCATCCTTCTGACTACCTCGTCCCGTATCTGCTCGGGCGTGCGGAGGGGGCGGAATTGGCAGTGGTTCGGCTCGAAAGCACCCTCAATGTCGCCTGTTGCGCCTTGAAAGCGAAGCAGTGCGGTGTGTTCGCTCAGATAACGAACTTCTACTTTCGACCAGCGGCCTTCGTCATCATCGCGCCATTCACACACTGTTCCCACAGGCGGCAGCCCTTCGCCGTTCCAGGGTGACACAGCATAATCACTGGCTTGCTCACCCATTGGATAAGAGGGCGATGCATCTACATGTCCGCCACTCCAATTTGGTGCGGTCGGGCGAGAGATGTATTCAGTAAATGGCACAGGGTTTGTGATCACTATCCATTCGTTATCGATGTAGGCAAATCTTGCTCCGTCTTCATGCACCATGCGCCACGGGTTCTTATCTGTAGCGAGATAATGCGTAGCCCCGTCTGGGGCATTACTCCAATCAATATTCATTGCTGCCTCTCCCATACATTCGCGTTATTGAAGTCCTTCCAAAGCACTTGCCTACACCGCATCGCTGCTATGTTCTCCAGCTCTACGCCTGCGTCCGAGGTGAGTACGATTCGATACCGAACACCGGTAGGTACATGCAGCCATACGCACGCCTCAACGGCCTGCGCTGATTCTCGTAACGTTGTCATGGGGGTGTACCTATGCGGTTAGCCCGTAGCGCTCATAGTGCGCTATCAGCCATCTGAGCTTGTCGGCATCGCATCCAAGGCCGCGAGCGATGTTCTTCCACGAGCAGCCTTCAGCCTTCAGTTCGTAAGCTAGGACTAGCTCCCGATGACCTAAACCGCTCTTTACCTTGGGGCCACGGCGTGCGCGATGTACGTTGGCGGGCAGTGTTTTATTTCCTACGATCATGGTCGCCTCCAACTGCGGGCGATAAAAAAGGCTCCGTAGAGCCTGTTAATCGGATTTCTTTATCGGCGACTGATTGGCTTCTGCCTGCTTGGCGAGCGCATCGAGTAGGATTTCAAACTTGTCCTCCTGATCAAGGTATCGCTCCAGAGCCTTGATGATCAGCGTGTTCATGCTTTCGTGCCGGTTGTAAGCCTTGGTGAGGATGCGGCCTCTGAGTCCTTCTGGTAGCCGCACTATGAATTTGTCTGCTGTTCTGGATGGGCCTGTAGGCATGTTGCCTCCTTAATCTAAGCCGCCTTGCGACCGAATTTGCTTATCGTCGGAGTGGTTACAGCTGCGTCTACTGACCATCCTGCTTTGATACGCTTCCAGGCGGCATATGCGCTCGTTACTCCGAAGTGCCTGCAAAGCTCAGGGATCGTGCCGTGAATGCCTTGGACGGTGTGAGAGTGTTTCTCTCGCAGCGCCTGACGACCGATACGAGCTAGCTCAACACGTAGCTCCTTGGCCTGTGGACGCTTATTCTCTTGGCCTTCCTGCCAGCCTATCGACTCGTGCTTGTCTGCCCACACAACGTCAGGCATGTAGCCCATCATCATCTTGAGGCGAGAGCGGGGGATGCCCAGCTCCCGCGCTGCATGGGTGAATGAGTAGTTCTTTGAGGCCAGGTCTCGGATCTGCTCTTCCAGTGTCATGCTGCATCCTTCTGATTCTTCCTTTCCTGATACTTCTTGGCGGCTGATTCCAGGCTAGCAACAATGCTTCCATACACGTCTACAGTCATCTGCGTGGCGTCTGGATAGTCCGTCTCAAACTTCTTCTGTACCGAAGGGCTGCAACCATCCAGGATTGTTTCTAGGCGGCTGAGCTGCTGCTTGCTGATGTACTGCGGGGCAGGCTGCTTCTTCTCGCGATAAGGCTGCATAGCCGCCTCACCATCATCGTCTTCAGGGGCGATGCCACACGCCGCCATAAGGCTAAATCTCCTTGCATAGGTCAGCGCGGAGCCATAACCCTGCGGATCTTGCTTCTGAGCTGGCACGTGGAAGATCCCGCCGCTCATCTTCTCTCCAGACTCATGGATGAACAGGGTTTCGACGGTCACGCCTTTGTCGTCAGGATGAGTGACTTGCAGCAGGCCAATGCCGTTGTTGTTCAGTGCATCGATTACCGCTTCAATGCAGTTATCCAGGCGGGCATAACGTGACTTGAAGGCCGGGTTGACGCTGGTTTTGAGCGCAGGACCGAAGGCCATCTGAGCCTTGACGAAGGCGGCGAAGATGTTTGAGTTAGCTGTTATGTCCATGATTGACCTGTAATTGCTCTGTAAGCTGTCATCGTTGTAACGCCGAATAGAGGGGCGATCTTTTTGTATGAAAGGCCTGTCTCTTTCCGCATCTCCCTCATCTCAAGAACTTGATCATGGGTCAGCTTGGCCATAGTGTTCTTTTCACCTTTGCCCGATGTTCCATGTAGCTTCCGGTGATCTGCATTTTCTTGAGGAGACACCCAGGCTAGATTGGTGAATGAGTTATTCCGTCTATCTCCATCTAAGTGAGCGCCCTGCATGCCTTCAGGTCTTGGCCCATGGAAAGCCTCTAGCACGACCTGGTGGATATACCTTCCTTGCAGTTGACCACTCATGTCTTTCATGAAAACTGCCAAGTACAAGCCTCTGTAAGCTGGCTTCATGATTAGCAGTTCTCGCTTGTAAGAACTGATGATGTGGCCGGTATCTGCGATCCAATACATTGGATACCTTGGGTCTTGGTGGCCAAAGGTAGCGCCTATAGAGGTAAGCGCACGAGCCAGTTCTAGCGGGCTCCGCTCACGAATAGAAATTCCAGACATGATTTCTCCAGGCAGCCGAATGCATGGCTGCATAAAGGGGAAGAGGGAGAGGGGGTTAAGCTTTAAGAGAAAAGCCAGATCGCACAGGCAATAACAAAGAAGATCGCTGCTGCTACTGCTGGGAAGCAGAATCCGAAAGCAAGCGGATACATGATGTAATCCATGATTCCGTCTTTAAGATATCCGGGCTGCTTGTAGGCGTAATACGCACCGTAAAGAACACCAACAAGCATCAGCACTACCATCACTTTAAAAAACAGAATCTCGCTTGATCCCAGTGCGTCTGGATAGAAGCGCTGTACGCAATCGGCGTATTCACGCATCGCCTCGACACTTGCTTCATGCGAATCAAACTGAGCCAGCACAACCCTGCATTCTGCATCTCTAGCTGCGCTTTCGGCACTGGCTGATATCGCTACAGCCGCAGCGCTGTTAGAAGCGGCAACGCTTGCCATTACACTCATAGCCACCTCATCCAGTAACGCGTCCAGCCACACCCATGCAAACAATGACGAGTGTGTAGAGAGAGATTGATGTGAAGCAGCCTTGCCATATGAGGCGGCGGCGGAGAGCTTGGCGGGTTGTCATGAGTCCACCTTGCGATAGCCAGCATCGAGAATAGCTTCGACGACCGACCGGATAGCAATTGAGCAATCGATATTTACGTTAACCTTATCTGTTACTTCCTTTATATCGCCCAGCATCTTCTTGATAGCCTTATCTCGCTCTTCCGCTGCTATCTGCTCAGGGGTGCCGATGGGGCGGAAAAAGCTAGCCGTATACGCTTCTATACTCTCGCTATCTGTACATTGGTACACCGCAACGGGCGCACCTGCGCGTTTTGTGTGGGCCAGAATTCTAACTTCCGTGGCGTCTTGCAACTCACACACCGTCCCTACAGGCGGCAGGCCATCTTGAGGACCGTTCCAGGTTGGTTCGGCTGGGCGGGGAACGTACAGCCAAGCATCAGGGCCTTCTTTGTAACAATCTCTGTGGCCCGAAAGAGCATCCGGCTTGGCATCCTTATAAATAAACTCAATAAGCCCCGGATAAACATTTCTAGAATGGAACTGTGCAACCATCGCGCCGATGCAGTCTTCTTTCGCCTTGCTCCAATCGATATTCATGCGGCCACCTCCAAACCATTCAACCGAACCCAATACTGATCAAACACCCGCTCGCTGATGTCGCCATGCCTAAACGCAAACACCAGAAGGCTTGCTGCTAGCTGCCGTCCTACGCTTGTGGTCGATACAACCCAGACATCAAGGATCTTGCAGGCTGATTGCTCACGCTTTGCTAGATAAGCCTGAGCCTCCTTTAGGGTGCGATCAGCGCTTTCAAACGTCTTCTTGCAATCTGCCAGTGCTTTCATGAGGTCCATCAGCTTGCTCTCCGTGTCAGCATGAGGTTCAACTGGTAGGTGGCAACGTTTGCCATGTACCAGCCGCGGGATTTGGGTTGGGGGTGGTCGTGCTTTTCTTCAGCCGCAATCTTTCGGCGTATGGCTTCGCGCTCGGCCCGTCTACGCTCTGCGGTGCCGTCCAGCTCGTCGGCTTCGGCAGATAAGTCAGCTGCTCTCTTGCTGTAGAAGTCAGCGAAGTGGCCGCCTAGCCTTGCTTGGTGCCGGTACTCCATTGCCTCAGCTCGAAGCTCTCTAACGCGCTCAGTTACGTCCATACTTCTGTCCTTGCTGGGCCTTACGCTCCAGCTCTTCAGCTCGCTCAATCAGCATCGTTGCTACGAATAACGGGCACGACGCGGCCTGACGCCTAAGCTCAGAAGCTCGGGCGCTTAGTTGTTGGGTTGTCATGGGAATCTCGGGAATAGGTTGTACTGGTGAAGCGCCTAGCACCACGGCAAAACCCGACTATTTACGGGCATCGCATTGGCGCCATGCTTTCCGCGCTTTACGCTAGGCGCTTCCCACTACAACCTGAAGCCATACCCCTCCGTAGAGGGGCAGGGAGACTGCTTACCGCTTAAGCGGGGCAGGTGGTGCTACATGCGACCGCTCATATCTGGCAGGTCAAGCCAGAGCAGTAAGAGAGCAGCTGTCAGGATTAGGGGGTTCATTGGCGTTCTCCTTCGTCATCAACCGGCGTGCCTTGGCGTATCCGTGCTTGAACATCTCTTATCTTGGCTATTAGCGTCTCGATGTCCTCATCGTTAAGCAGAAGCACCACTTCTTCCCTGAGCTCATCATTGCGGCATCGGATTAGCACTTCTGGGCCCCAAGGCTCAGCCACTTCAACGCCTATCCAGTTTTCGGGCTCATAACGGCACTTGATATCCATCTCGTTACCTCCAGTGGGTTTAACCATGGTTAGCAAAGTCGCCATGGTGCTTGTTCCTTGCATCCCGTATTTCTCGCACAGCATCATCGAGAGACTTGAAGCGGCCAACATGGATTACCTTATTGTTAGCTCGAATTTCGGCCAGCCATTTGCCAGTAGATCTGTCCCAACGAACGCCCTTGATTCCTGATCTACTATCTTTACGGGTACGGATGTTTGCTTGATTCTGGGCCTTAGTAGCTTCGCGCAAGTTTTGCCATCGGTTATCTGTCTTTATGCCGTTTATGTGATCAATCTGATCTGCTGGAAAGCTGCCGGTCATGTACAGCCATGCCAGTCTGTGTGATTGATATCCCTTTCCTTTAACAGTTATCTGAATGTATCCGTTGGTTGTTGGCGATCCTGCGACTTCGCCCGGGCGCATTAATCCGCGCTTTGGCAAGTGATAGAAAATTCCTGTTTCAGGCTCATACTTAAGACAGGTCTTCAGTATTTCTTGAGTGAGCGGATTACTTGTTCCCATCTGCTTGACCTCTGGTTGTCATCCCAAAGCGCCCGACCTATGCAGGCGCTTCAGTGATGCTTTCCTCTCTAACTCAGGCTGACGGTCGCTTACCCGTCGAGAGCTTATGTGAATCAGTGTTCACCCACTCTCACACGCTTCTCCAGCGTGCCCTCCGTTGAGGCTTCCTGAATCCAGCACCGAAATATGTTCGGCTACTGCCTATCACTGCCTGATAGGTGCGCTCGCTATGCATCGGCCAGCTCGGCGGTCTGAATTGTGAAAGAGCAGGGCTTTTTGAGGGCCTCATCCGGTCTCAACCGGTGATGGGTGAACAATACCGTCGGTAATATTGCCTGTCAACACCGCCGGTAATAAAAATAACTTTACGCCTGTAAAGTCTTAAATTCGCATGGCGAATACTTGATCTGCATCATTTGATAACAGGCGCTATCAGACGACCGGCGCATTCCTCCGGTTTTTCGCGGGCACAAAAAAACCCGCCGAAGCGGGCCTTAATGCTGCAAGGACGTTTATTCGAATCCTTTACCAGCCATGTTCACATCATCAATGAACAAATTCAGGGCCTTGTACTGTAGATTGTTGCAGTACATCCCATGGTAACAATTGAAAGTGGCTTCAATAGCGGTAGTTCCGTCAGGCATGGGGCGGCGGCGAGCTGAAGCGCTGAGCGTATTGAAACGAATCGCGTTAAATGTCTGGATCATGTAGTCGTTTGCGATCTGCAAGCGCATTCCGGACAGATTTTGCATCGAGTTCATCGCAGCCGACCACATAGCAGAGCATTGCTGTTCTGACTTGCATACAGGGGCTGGCTTAATCGCGGGAGGAGGCTCCACTACTCGCTGAGCGCATCCGCCCAGGCCGAGGAGAAGGGAGCCAGCCAAAACGAAATACAACGGCTTCATAAGAAGTCCTTTTCTTGGGGGGGGAGTTACTCTATCGGCTGGTCAGTGTAGATCTTTAAAGGCCAGCCCACTTGGCCTCAACTACAACGCCGACAATCTGGCAGTTGCCATCGACCTCGATCATTTTGTAGTCGGGATTGAGCGGCTTTAAGTACTTACGACCAGCATCTTCAATGTATCGCTTGAATGTCACTTCGCCGGAATCTGTAAGCTTCGCAATGACAAGCCGACCTGATGTTGCGGTAATAGAGGGGTTAACTAAGATTAGCATTCCTTCCTGAATACTAAGTCCGGCAGGCGATGTCATTGAGTCGCCTCTAACGCGAAGCCAAAAACCATGCGGGCCTGCGGGAGTACTTGACCACTCTAAATCAGCATTGCCTGAAATTTGAATATCCACCACTTCTGACCACTCACCAGCTTGCACCCAACTAATCACTGGGTACTGTTGCATAGAGTGGCCCAATGACACACCCATAACATTAGCCATATGACTTGGGTGTTTACCAGACTGTTCAGTGAGTTTTTCGATTTCTCCTGCCAGACGGGGACTAAAGTCAGAGACACTGACGTGTAAAACTTGCGCAAAAGTCGCGGCCACGTCCTTATTCAAAGCATTAACTCCGTTCAAATAGTGGCTAACAGCACTCTGATTAATACCGCCAAGCACTTCAGCCAAATGTTCTTGAGTCAAGCCTAGCTCCTTCTTTTTGGCCTGGTAAATGGCCTTGAGACGAGCGCATTCAGCCTGCTCTTCGGGTGTCAGCACCCGTTTACGAGATGCAGTTTTCATGGGCGCGACTTTATTACCCGGTAATTACTCTTTCCACTACCGGCGGTGTTGACAATAATACTACCGGCGGTAATAATCATTTATAGTTTTATGTAGGATTTGTAGCTATGGCTCATATGACGCTCGCTCAGTTTGTAGAGGCAGTAGGTCAGCAAGGTGCTGCAGAGGCGCTCGGAGTCAACCAGAGCGCCATTTCTAAAGCTCTTCGTAAAGGCCGCGAAATTTTTGTTAAGCGTTCCGGTAAGGGCAAATACACAGCCCATGAGGTTCGCCCATTTCCATCTCAGATCAATTCAAGCCAAGCGGCTTAAGTAACACAGGAGCAGTAACGCATGTATGCAGATCCAGAAGACAAGCGCGACGCCGTTTGTAAGGTTCGTTTCACAGCCCAGAAGAAGCGTCAGCTTCAAATGGAGGCCCAAATGGCTGGCATGCAGCTATCAACGTATCTGTGGGAGTTGGCCGAGCTTGGCCGTGCATTCCGCGCTGCTGAAGCAGTGAAAGAGATGTATGGCGTATCGGGCAAGAAGAATAACAAGGCCTGAGGGCCCTTAGGAGGCCTTCATGTCTGGATTTGACGCCGATTTTTGTGCCCTGCCTCCAGAAAGCCAAGAGGAGATCAATGATTTAGCCGTCGTTATGAAATGGAGCATTTCACGGGCAACCGAGGAGTACCTATCGATGGCTAGTTCGCTCGCCGCGGCTAGCAGGGTTCAACAGAACACCAGAAAGGCACCAGTGCTGAGAATGGTGGGAAGGAGGGGTTCCTGATTAGGGCCCCTGAAAAAAGTGGGCCCTAATTAGGTTCACTAGGCAATAAAAAAGCCGGGATTGCGGCCCGGCTTCTTCAACAACACTTCAAGTAGTAGGCGCAATTATGAATCAACTAGCTACAACTCACAATAGTAACACCATGTCTAGCTTAGACTTGCTGGACATTGTAAATCAGGAGCGCATTAACGCTGGTGAAAACGAGATTCGCCGTAATGACTTCAATGCTCGCTGTAAGGATGAGTTAGAGGGGGATTACTACGAAAGTTTCGTAGTAAAGAATTCACGCGGTCCTGCCTCAGAAGCCATCCTTATGACTATCGATCAGTGCATGTATGTGCTGATGCGTGAGTCAAAGCTAGTACGACGCCGTGTCTTGTCTCGAATCAAAGAGCTTGAAAGCCGCCGAGTAGCTGTTTCCCTTCCTGATTTCTCCAATCCCGCCGCCGCCGCTCGTGCGTGGGCTGAACAATATGAGCTTCAGCAAGCCGCTAACCAGCAGTTGGCTATCGCAGCCCCTAAAGCGGCCTTCGTTGATCGCTATGTAGAAGGAACAGGCCTCAAGGGTTTCCGTCAGGTCTGCAAGCTTCTCAATGCTAAGCAGGGTGACTTCCGCATGTTCCTCGTTACCTCCCGCGTCATGTATCGCCTGGGCGGTGAGTGGGTTCCTTACGCCGAGCACATTGATGCTGGGCGCTTCTCTGTAAAGACCGGCCAAGCAGACAACGGCCATAACTTCAACGAAGCCAAGTTCACACCAAAGGGGATCGAATGGATCGCTGGCAAGTGGGCTGCTCACCTCAACGGAGAGTCGATGTAATGGCCCGTATAAGAACTATCAAGCCTGAGTTCTGGACAAGTGAGCAGGTCATGGAGTGTCAGCCTCTGACCCGTTTGATGTTCATAGGGCTATGGAATTTCTGCGACGACGGCGGTAATCACCCTGCCTCAGCAAAAACCATCAAGGCCCTGTTGTTTCCTGGGGATGACATCTCCACTGCTGGCATCAGTCGCATGATTGAAGAGCTGCGTGTTAATCAGCTTCTGTCTGTCTATGAGGCCAATGGTAAACAGTACCTTCACGTCAATGGTTGGCGGCATCAAAAGATTGATAAGCCCACCTTCAAATATCCTCGTTTTCAGAGTGAATTCGGAGAGGACTCGTCGAATGGTAGCGGAGGACTCGGAGAGGACTCGTCGAATGGTAGCGGAGGCCTAGGCGACGGAAGGGTAAAGGAAGGGGAAGGGTATAACTCACACACACCCGCTGGCCCTTTTGCCATGACGCTGAACTGGACACCTGACGCAATGATGCTCAAGACCTACGCATTAATGTCCGGTCTCAGCGAATCCCTGTTTACCAAAGAGGCGATGGCTCCCTACATCTGTCATCACGAAGCCAAAGGCATGGCTAAGACAGAAAAGGAATGGGTATCGGGCCTTGTGACTTGGATAAACCGCGACAAGCAGCGCGATGCCCGCGTCGTCCGCATCCCAGTTAGACAGGTCAACGGCCCTAACTTCGACAGTACTGATTGGGCTGACGACCTGGGGGACCTGTGATGAAAAGCGCGCATCAGGTAGCCGTCGCTATCAACCCTAACAATGTACCAGTCACGCCTCAGCCAGCGAAAGTGACCAATATCGACAAAGGAACTGCCGAAGTGGTGAACAGCTTGTTCAAACAGCTTCAGGCCATCTTTCCGGCCTGGAAGCAGGCATGGCCGGATGATGCCGCATTGGATGCAGCCAAGAAGTCATGGATCAAAGGGTTCATGGCTGCTGGCATCACTTCAATCGAGCAGATCCGCTTTGGTGTCCAGCAGTGCCGCGCCTCGGGCACTCCTTTCGCTCCCAGCATCGGGCAGTTCATCAAGTGGTGCGAACCCACCGCTGAGATGCTTGGCCTGCCATCTGCTGACAAGGCCTATGCCGAAGCCTGCCGCAACGCTCATCCCTCTGCTGACCGCCACTGGACCCATGCAGCTGTGATGCACGCAGCCAATGAAACGGGCTTCTACAACCTGAACACCCTGAAGGAAGACGAAAGCAAGAAGCTGTTCAACCGGAACTATGACATTGCCTGCCGGATGGTTGCCAAGGGCGAGCCGCTGAAGGAGATCCCGAAGGCCCTGCCGTCCGAGGTGAGCGTACCAGCCAAGCCTGAGACCGTTAACCGCGAGCTGGCAAAGATGCGCGCCATGCTGAAAGGAGGCCGGGTATGAAGTGGGAGCAGACAGGCAAATACGTCCTAACCGGCGAGGGCGGCTACAAGGTCGCCAAATACATGATCGCTGATGACGCCCGGTACCAACCCTGGCTAGGCATGGAAGCCATTGGCTACCCCTGCGACAGCGTGAAGGAAGCCAAGGAGCGCTGTGAGCGTCACCTTCAGATCATGGGGAGGGAAGCGGCATGAGTTTCCTTGATGTGCGTTTGGGGCGGTTTGGGTATGACCGCCACCACAAGATGAGTAAGCCAGGGATTCAGGTTCGAGTCTATGGCAGCGGGCTATGGAAGCACTTAGGGCTGGGCGTTTTCTTTCTTGCTGAACGGGAGGCTGTATGACCTGCAAGCTCTGTAAATCAGCCAAGACCTCAAGCTTCGGCATCCAGACCCCGCATGTGTACTGCCATGCCTGTGGCGGGCATGAGTACGAAGGTCAGTTGATCGACCGAAAGACATGGGACGCCTGGGTAAATGGCCTGATTGAGCGCCCTGAGCGCATCCAGCAGTTAGAGATGTTCAAGGGGGCGGCATGAGGACCTACACCCTCACTACTGACCAGATAGCCGAAGTCCTTGAAAGCGCTTATGCCAAGGGCTTCGATCGTGCTGCTCAGACAGAGAACCCAGCCGAGGCCAAGGGTACGGAGGCTTATCACCACTTCCGCTGCCAGGATCTTGAGCCGCTGCTGTTTGGGCTAGACCGCCCTCGCAGAGAGCCGAGCGATAGCCAGTGCCAGCAAGAGCTGCGTGCGCAAGGCAAGCCGTATCCCCGCACCTGCGCGGTCTGCGGCTTAGGCCCATGCAAAGGAGGTAAGCGCTAATGGATGACCAGATCGAACGTCCGCTTACCTTCATTCGTGATCGTGCCCAAGACCACGCCGAAGCCAAAGCTAACCGGGTGTACCTGGAGCAGTTCCGCAAGAGCAAGAAGGCAATCCTCATGCAGCAGGCCGAACAGGAAGGCATCAAGACCATTGCCGACCGTGAGGCCTATGCCTACGCGCACCCTGAATACCTTCAGCTGTTGGACGGCCTGAAGGTAGCCGTAGAGCGTGAGGAATACCTGAAGACACAGATTGGAGTCGCCCAGCTACGGATAGAGCTTTATCGCACAGAGCAAGCCAACCAGCGGGCAGAACGTAAGGGGTATGGAGCATGAAAGGACTCATCATCAACAACGGAAACCCCAGTGCTGTGACTGTTGATCATGACGGGGTGACAGTGACGTTCTCCACTTTCGTTGAGGCGTGCAAGTACGCCGACACGATCAGGGAGAAGCGTTTCCCGGTCTGGCCGAACGACCAGCAGGATCTATTCGACGAAGCTCACATTGATGGTGTAGGCCAGAACGGAATGGTTTACGACGGTGTAGGCGCTGACTGGCTGCGTGAATGCAACCTGCTGGAGGCTGGGCAATGAATCGATGGGGTTTTGTTGCTCCTGTCTATTGGCTGCTAGAGCAGGTTAGGACGAAGGAGGTTCTTCGTAAGCGAGTGAGGCAGCGGCTCCTATACCGCAAGCCCCCTTATTGCAGCCTGAAGCATGAAATTCATGCGATGAAGAGTGCACCTGCACCAATCAAGCGGAAATGGAAGTTTTACAAGCCAAGGAGGGTGAAGAATTGATCCAGACCAAGGCATCAGGCATTCAGGCATCACCCCGGAAGCTGAAGAAGAAAAAATGCAAGAACCCAACCTGCCGCGCTGAGTTCATTCCAGCGCGCCCCCTACAAGCCGCCTGTAGCGTTTCCTGTGCGTTGCAAATGGCAGCCGCTAGGTCGGCCAAGGTTGAGCGAGAAAACGTCAGGAAAGAGCAAGCAGAGGCCAAGGAAGCGAGGAAGAAGCTCAAGTCTCGCTCGGAGTACATGAAAGAGACCCAGCAAGCATTCAATGAGTGGATCCGCGAGCGTGATTCAAGTCTTCCTTGCATCAGCTGCGGCCGCTTTCATGAGGGCCAATACCATGCGGGTCATTATCGGACGGTAGCTGGCAGCCCAGAACTGCGCTTCGAGCCACTGAACGTCCATAAGCAGTGCGCCCCATGCAACAACCACAAGTCAGGCGACATCGTGAACTACCGCATCAACCTAGTTAAGCGGATCGGTGCCGAAAAGGTTGATTGGCTGGAAGGTCCACACGAACCCAAGCGTTACACCATCGACGATCTGCAGGCCATCAAGGCCCATTACCGAGCATTGACACGAGAATTGAAGAGGGCAGCAGTATGACCGCAATCTATCGCGACGTAATGAGCACGCTGGTACGGGTACTGGCTGCCGACAACATCGACAACACTACCAAGCAGAACTGGCAGAAGCTGATTGATGCTGAGCTGAGCACAAGCGGGTTTAAGTCGGTCCTGTCAGGCCGGGAGAAGTTCGACTTCGACTGCTGCCTTTATGCGCTCCTGCACCGTGAGCTGAAGGCCGAGCACTGGGACCTGTTGGTAGCGAAGTATTCAACCCACAAGGCCAACAAGGTTGCCGCGATAGGGCGGCTGACCACTCGCGTGCAGACCCCAGCGCCGCACCTGTTCCTATACAAAGCGGTTACTGCCTGGGCAATCCCCAAGATGAAGGGCGTTCAAACCACGGCCAAGGCTGGAATGGAAGTGGTAAGTCGGTCAGCTAAGCATGAAGAGGATCTGAAAGCCTGGGGCAAGACGGTCAAGGCGAAGGGTAAGAAGGAGTTCACCTCCAAGCGTGAGGATTACGTTAAGCGCTCAACGGACATGATCGTGCTACCGCCTGAGTTCTACGACGTAAACACTTGGGATATGGAAGCACGGCCGGAGCCTACGCGCCGCCGCTGGCGTAACGGAATCTACAAGAGTCTCCAGGCGATTGAGGAGGCAGCTTTGATCCATGTAACAGAAATCTTCGATAAAGAGGAAATATTCGGTCAAGCAGCTTGACCTATCGATCATGTGATCGTATATTTTCCCCATCATGTCGTTTCTGCGCTCGTAGCGATGATACGTCTAGAAACCCGTCCTCAATGGCGGGTTTTTTATTGCCTGAAATAAGGCCTTAATTAGTCCCATGCGTGCCTCCTATGTGGAATCAGGCCCCATGTCGTGACGAAGCGCTGGCCGACGTATTGGCCAATTATTCAATGCTCGGAGAAAGAGATGGCCGAACCCACGACCAGCTTAGGTACACCGCTGGCTGCGGGATTTTTCGGACTTAGCTTAGCCAGCATATTCCCCGGAGTGGACTTAGCCGCCGTAGTAGGCGCGTTCGGGGGAGCATTCGCTTTTATCATTTTCGCCAAGGATCTTAAGGTGCTGCAGCGCCTGGGCTACCTCTTTGTGGGGTGGATAGGCGGCTACTTCGGAGCTGTAGAGCTGCTTGCTCAGAAATGGGCGCAAACCAGCGGCTTTGCAGCATTCATCGCAGGCCTTATTTGTGTAGTTGTCTGCATCTCAGTCTTGGAAGCCATACAGACTGGACGCGCGCCCAAGTGGCTTGTGTTCATCCTTAATCGCTTCCTTGGTAAGCGAGACACGCAGCCATGACATCCACCTCGATATTGATTTTCCTAACCATCCTGTTTGCAACTATCTCGGCCATCTACTACCGCCGAGATAATCAAGCAGGGGCGATGTGCGCTGCTGCGATGACAGGGGCCATGGCGACCTACGGATACCTGACAGAGCCCATCCGCTATGCGGCACTGGCTCAAGCCTCCGTATGTGCTGGCATCTGCATCATGATCGCCTTCAAGTATTCAAGGGGTCGGTCAAAGTACCGCCTCCTGCCTAGCCTTTGCGCGTTCGGGTTGGCTTCGACCACCGCTCAGCAATGGCTAAGCATCTCAGGCCGCATCCTCGTATATGGGGAATGGCCTGAAGTATCTATCTACAACACCATGATTCTCGCCATCATCCTGATATTGGTCTGCCGAGCGAACGGTAACGTCGCCAAGATCGCCACATGGGATGACTGGGACGGAAGAACGGAGCGCAGAAATAGATGAGCTTTGATCTTGCATTCACCCGGTTGATGGGAAGCGAAGGCGGGTACGTCAATAACCCTGTAGATCCAGGAGGCGAAACAAACTGGGGCCTGACTGCTCGAGTCGCCAGAGCCAACGGCTACCAGGGTGAGATGAAGAGTCTGACCAAAGAGAAGGCCAAAGAGATCGCCAAGAAAGTCTACTGGGACCCGCTCAAGTGCGACCAGATGCCTTTCTCGGTAGCTTTTCAGGTCTTCGATGGCTCGTACAACTCCGGGCCAGATCAATCAGCCAGATGGCTGCAGCGTGCTTTAGGCGTTGCTGATGACGGCAAGATTGGACCTATCACGCTGAACAAGCTGAGCAATTCCAATCCTGCCGTGATATGCGCCCTGTATATCGCTGCCCGCGGCAAGTTCCAAACCAAGCTTTCGACCTGGAGCACCTTCGGGAAGGGCTGGGCGAACCGCAACTACGACAACTTGGAACATCTGGCCTCTGACCTGTGAACACCATCCTGCTCAAGTGGGGCATAGCTGCTGCTATTGCTATCGGCTGCCTATTCGGAGCCTACCAGCATGGAGTGAACGTCACTAATGCCAAGTGGGAAAAGCAGCAGAGTGACGCCCAGGCCGCGCAAGCAACGCTCAGGGCGCAGGAAGAGAGAACGGCGCGAGAAACCGAACAGCGCCGCCAAGCTGAGATAGAGAGTATCCGAGCCGATGCCCAGAAGCAGATCCAAAACGCCCAGGCTGACGCTCGTGATGCTGACGCTGCTAGTGAGCGGCTGCGTAAACAGGCAGATCGTCTCGCCAAGTCCGTCCGTAGCTGCCCCAGCGATACCGGCACTGCCGACGGAGGCGAGACAGGAACCCCAGCTGCCGTGGTGCTCGCCAACGTGCTCGAAAGGGCTGACAGACGAGCGGGCGAGCTGGCTCAAGCTTATGACCGATCAAGAGCCGCTGGCCTTGCCTGCGAGCGTGCTTACAACACCTTACGAACCCACCAATAACCCATAGGCCAGTGACCGAGTTTGTGTAGTCCGGCGCGGCAACCAAACGAGGAAGAGTCACATGGCCGGTGTAACGGTAACAACCCTGGACCAGTTCAATGAGCTGGAGAAGCGCGTAGAGGCGCTAGAAGCTGCGATTAAGGATTCAGGCAAGCCTGATACCACTTCGCCAGTACAAGAGCCTCAGAAGCCCGTAGAGACGCCTACAACGGCATTGAGTCTAGTGCCCAATGCTCAGGTCACGGGTGGCGACTGGGATAACGGTGTCTGGATAGCTGATGACACAGCGCGAATCTCAGTAGCCAGTGACCCAGCGCTGAAGATTGGAATCATCGGCGTGGCAGGTGACGGGGTAGCGCGTAAGGTCAAGAACGTCGAGGTATTCGGCGACAAGACCAGCGTAACCTTTGAAGGTAACAAGCTTGATCCTAGCAAGGTGGCTGGTAAGGCGGTGATCTTCACTGTCCCAAAGTCTGAAGGGTCGGCCAATGTGCCGGCCAATGAACCTGTAAATATCCCGGATACAGACCAGAAGCAGGCTATCCCGCTGATCTGGTGGAATCTGGTGGGACTGGGCAATAACCCATACGTCCAAGGCGCAGTGCTTGAGACTCACTACCGCGAGCCTCAAGAGCGTCACTGGAAAGAGATTCAGCAGCACAACATCAAGGGTATCCGCCTAGTGACAGCGGTGGAGAGGTTTTGGCAAGGCTCACAGTCAGCCGGTCTTAACCCTGCATACGTTGCCCTGATTCACAAGCAGTACAAATGGGCAGGTCAGTATGGCGTAACCCATATGAACATCGACCTGCACAGCTATCTGCGTGTATGGCGAGTCGTTCCAGCTGGGACCAATAAAGCCGGCTACCTGTACATGGACTTCAATGGCAAGCGTACTGAATGGACGCCTGTTGGTGCTCCAGGCGGTATGAGCTATGACGACTACGCTTGGCTGGTAGCAGCGGTATGTAAAGAATTCATGCAGTACCCCAACTTCGAAGGGGTGGGTGCTGCTAACGAGCCTCATAACCGAGGCGAAAGCGACTTCAACGTCGAGCAAGGCTACAAGGCCAACGTTCAGAAGATCGTTGATGCATGGCCTAGCAAGACGCACAAGCTTCACCTGTGTGGATGTGGATACGCCACAACCCGCAACTGGGTGGCTGTATCGAGCTGGATGGCATCGATCAAGGATCCGCACAAGGTCATTGTTTTCGAAGGCCACAACTACCTGGATGGAAACACGGGTGGCGGTGGCGCCTGGGCTAATCGCAATGAGCAGATCCCTGAAGGCAACTTCATCAAGATGGTTGAAAGCTGGGTGAAGTGGGGCGAAGACAACAACGTTGCCCTGTTCATGGGTGAGCATGGCTATCCATCGGGTAATACCTCAGCTGAGAAAGCCACAGCCAAGGGTCTTGATTACCTGATCAGCAAACGCGTGCCGTCTGCCCAGTGGGAGTATGGCCCAGGCATCCCTAACGGTGATGTGCTTGGCCTATCCGATGACACCTTTGCCTACAAGGCCAGCCGAGTGCCGACGGTTGATCGTGCCGGCAAGACCACCGACAAATGGGGGCCAAGAGCCTAGGTGAAGGCCATGACACAGTGGAAGGTAACAACAGACGACAATGATGAGCGGATCGTAGAGGCTGACTCTGTCGTCTGGCGTGGCCGCCTAGCAACCTTTTACTGCGGCGCGGAAGAGATTGAATACTTCTACGGTGTGGTATCAATTCAACGGGTGATCGAATGACTACTTCAAAGGTGGTCAGCTCTGCCGAGGTAGGAGGTGATCTGCTCAAGGCGCTAGATCTTGAAGGAAGGCCAGTGACTGCCGTTACGGTGCACTTCCAGAGTGATAGCGCTGTAGAGATTCAGGTCAAGTTCTACGCCAATAAAGATCAGGCTGAAGATGTGATCGAGATCATCAAGCAGTACGAACTCCATGAGAAGCCTGAAAAGGTGTAGCGGCAATGAACTATGGGAAGACCAACAAGCTACAAGGCGGAGTACGCCGCACAGGCACTCAAGCTTTGCAAGCTGGGCCTGACCGATAAAGAACTAGCGGAATACTTCGAGGTGTCCGAGCAGACATTGAATGCTTGGAAGAAGTCTCATCCAGCGTTTCTTGAGTCCCTAAAAGGGGGCAAAACGCTGGCTGATGCTGAAGTCGCCTCGAAGCTATTCCACCGTGCTACTGGATACTCACATGACGACCTGGACATAAGGGTCGTTAATGGCGAGATCATCCAGACGCCTATCATCAAACACTATCCTCCTGACACTACCGCAGCGATCTTCTGGCTCAAGAACAGACAGCGTAACAAGTGGCGTGACAAGCCAGAGGGTGAGGATCAGGAGGAAGCAGTACCGGCCCGCGTTGAGGTAACGATTCGAGATGCTCGTAAACCCGACGCTTAATGTGCCTCAAGCCAGCTTCCTTGCCTTGCCTCACAAATTCCGCGCCTTCGTGGCTGGATTCGGCTCCGGCAAGACATGGGTAGGGTGTTGTGGACTGTCCCAACACATGTGGTCATGGCCTCGTGTGAACGCTGGGTATTTCGCTCCTACCTATAGCCAGATACGTGACATTTTCTATCCAACCATGGAAGAGGTGGCTCACGAGTGGGGCTTAAAGGTACTGGTCAATCAGGCCAACCATGAAGTTCATGTCTATAGTGGCCGTGCTTATAGAGGCACGATCATCTGCAGATCCATGGAGAAGCCGCAAACCATCGTAGGCTTCAAGATTGGTCATGCGCTAGTGGATGAGCTGGACGTTATGTCCGCGGTTAAAGCTCAGCAGGCATGGCGAAAGATCATTGCTCGTATGCGCTACAACGTAGACGGGCTCAAGAACGGGGTAGACGTTACCACGACGCCAGAAGGCTTCAAGTTCGTCTATCAGCAGTTCGTCAAGCAGGTAAGGGAGAAGCCGGGTTTAGGTCAGCGCTATGGAATGATCCAGGCGAGCACATACGACAACGAACTCAACCTTCCTGATGACTACATACCCTCACTGTTCGAGTCTTATCCAGAACAGCTGATCAGGGCTTATCTGAACGGCCAGTTCGTTAACCTGACGTCTGGATCGATCTATCACACGTATGACCGCAAGCTGAACGCCTCGCAGGAGACAATACAGCCGGCAGAGCCCCTGTTCATTGGCATGGACTTCAACGTTGGCAAGATGTCAGCCATCGTCCACGTCAAACGCCTGGGTATGCCTCATGCGGTGGATGAGATCATCAACGGCTATGACACGCCCGACATGATCAAGAAGATCAAAGAGCGCTATTGGCTATACGCCGATGGTGACTATCGCAACACACGGCAGATCAGGATTTACCCTGACGCTTCTGGTGACTCACGCAAGTCAGTGAATGCCAGCACAACGGACATAGCCCAGCTGAAACAAGCAGGCTTTGCCGTCATAGCGCCGCCAAGCAACCCTCCGGTGAAGGATCGCATCAACGCCATGAATGCGATGTTCTGCAATGCCCAGGGTGAGCGCCGCTACCGAGTTAACGCCGACAAGTGCCCTACCTATGCCGACTCACTAGAGCAGCAGGTATGGGCTGCTAACGGTGAGCCAGACAAGACACAAGGCAATGACCATGCGAACGATGCCGGTGGGTACTTCATCCACAAGGACTATCCGATCGTCAAGCCTGTCACCACTATTGCTATGGGATTTGCACGCTGATGTCCGACGTCACATATACAAGGCCCGAGCTGACAGCCGCGCTTAGCCGTTGGCGGCTCGTGCGAGACGTCTGCAAAGGCTCGGAGAAGATCAAGGGCGAGAAGTGGCACTACCTGCCTAGGCCCAACCCTGAAGACACGAGTGAGGCCAACCGGGCGCGCTATGACTCCTACCTTGCTCGGGCTGTGTTCTACAACGCCACAGGGCGGACTAAGAACGGCTTAATAGGCGCGGTGTTCACTACATGGCCGACGCTCAAGGTTCCCAGTTTGCTGTCCTACGTCAGCGAGGACATAGACGGTCAGGGCGTCAGCATCTATCAACAGAGTCAGGCGGTCATCGGGCATCTGCTTGAGACTGGTCGTCATGGGCTTTTGGTGGACTACCCAGCCATTGAGGGCGGGGCGTCGCTTGCTGACATGCAGGCCGGGCGCATACGGGCCACGGTAACAGGATACAAGGCCGAGGACATTATCAACTGGCGTACCCGTCAGGTAGGTGGTCAGCACGTTCTGTCCCTTGTGGTTCTGAAGGAGCAGTACGAGGAAGACACAGCGGATGGGTTCGGTCAGGAGGTCAAAGACCAGTACCGAGTGCTCAGGCTGACAGATGAAGGCCGATACGCCGTCGAGATCTGGCGGAATAAGGGTGGCTGGATCATCGTTGACGCTCGTGAGCCAACAAATGGTCGCGGCGCTGCCTGGACTGAAATCCCGTTTACCTTCCTGGGATCGCAGAGCAACGACGCCAACATTGACGACGCCCCGCTATACGATATGGCGGAGCTGAACATTGCCCACTACCGGAACAGTGCTGACTACGAAGACAGCGCCTATCTGGTCGGTCAACCGCAGGTCTATATCTCCGGTCTGGATGAACAGTGGCGTGACCATATGGAGGAAACCGGGATCTACTTCGGGTCACGTGCGCCGATCCTGCTTCCCAATGGTGGTCAGGCAGGCATCCTCCAGGCTCAGCCTAATACGCTTGCCAAGGAGGCCATGGACGCCAAGGAACGCCAGATGGTGGCCTTGGGCGCTCGCCTGATCGAGCAGGGCAGTGGAGCCAAGACAGCTACACAGGAGCAGAACGAGAACGCTGCTGAGCATTCGGTTCTATCTCTTGTGGTCAGCAACGTATCCGAAGCCTACAGCAAGGTACTGGAGTGGATGGGTCTCTTCATGAATGCCACTGGCAAAATGGAATACACCCTCAACCAGAACTTCGTCCGCGTCCAGATCGATGCGAACCTGCTTGCCAACCTTCTCAAAGGTGTTCAGTCAGGACAGATCCCGCAGTCCGACTTCTGGCGTCAGTTGCGTGACTACCAGATCATCGACCCTGAAAAGACAGACGATCAGATCCGTGACGAGCTTGAGACTGCAACTCCGGGCCCAAACCTAGACGATGAGGGTGACGACAATGGCGGCGAATCCAGCGCTGTTTGATGCCACGGTTCGCCATGCCGTCTTGCTCGAGCAACTAAAGGCCAATGAGGTCGCCAAGTTTGCCCCGTTCCTCAAAGAGCTTGATAGAAAGATAAGGGCCAAGCTGAGCGACCCGGACATTACCGAGTACACACGCAAGCGGCAGGAGAAGCTGCTAGAGCAGGTTGATAGCCTGTTGCTAGGCATCTTCTCCCGATTCACTGACCAGCTTCAGTTGGATCTGGTTGATCTTGCGATGTACGAAGCCCAGTTCGAGGCGTCCAACCTGAATAATGCTGCGGCAGTGGCTACGGCCAATACCTCAGTAGCGGTGACGTTCGAAGCGGTCCTGCCCGGCGCTGCGGCGATCAAGGCGGCAATCCTGACCAGCCCCTTGAGCGTGAGAGGGATAGATGGTGGAAAGCTGCTAGAGACGTTCATCCAAGGCTGGACGCAGACAGAACGCCAAAGGGTAGTAGGCGCGATACGTCAGGGCTTTTTCGAAGGCCAGACCACAACGCAGATCATCCAGGCTATCCGGGGTACAAAGGCTCAGCAGTACAAAGACGGCATTCTGGCTATTACTGATCGCAACGCTGCGGCAGTGGTTAGGACGGCGGTTCAGCATGTAGCCAGTCAAGCACGCAATGAGACGCTGAAGGCCAACAGTGACGTGGTAACCGAGGTGGAATGGGTCAGCACACTCGACTCACGCACGACACCAGTGTGCAAATCCCTTGATTCTAGGCGGTTTCCTGTTGACTCAGGTCCAAGGCCTCCTGCGCACATAGGTTGCCGTTCAACCATCGTACCTATCACTAAGTTCAGCAAGCTATTCAGCCAAGGCGCTACGAGGTCCTCTAAGGGCGCTGAAGGTGGAAAGCAAGTCAGCGCATCACTCAGCTACTACGAGTGGCTTAAAACGCAGCCTGCGAGCTTTCAAGACCAAGCGCTGGGCAAGGCAAGGGCAAAGCTGTTCAGGGATGGTGGATTGAGCGCTGAACGTTTCTCTCAGCTCCAGCTGGACAGGAATTTCTCTCCTCTCAATCTTGAGGAGATGCGAAAGCTCGAGCCCTTAGCGTTCGAACGTGCCGGGATCTAGGAACGACCACCACACAACGGAAGACCATCATGGCAAGAAAGCCATTTCGATACGCTATGGCCGGCTACTATGCTGAGCAAGATAAGCGTGAGCAGTTGGAATCGTTCCTGACCACCGGAACGAGCGTATTAACGAAACACCTCTTCGGTCGCATGAAGACGCAGGCGGCAGCCAATGCCATCACGTTCAATATGATGATCGAGGTCGAAACCGAGTTTCTTGGTTTCAGAATCGGCATCCCGAACATCCATACCGCTGCCGTCACTGGCGTCAAAGCGTGTGTGGGCGTTGCGGGATCGGCTCCTGTTGCTGACTATCAGGTCTTTACCAGCCCTGAAGCCAGCGAATGGGTTGATGTCACCTGGAATAACGGCGCGGCCACGGTTGATCTGCCAGCGCGCATCGCTGAAGAACGGTACAGCATGTCTTTCTCCGACATGATCTACCTTCCCAGTATTGCTCGGACTGATTCGGCATCAGGCCGGCCACTGGTCATGGTTCGTATCGAGTATCCAGCAGGCTCTACGCTGACCACTCCATACAACGACCTGTACTACTGGCGAGGCGCTTCGGCTCCACGGATCTACCGCAGCACCAACCAGGAAGTTCAAGGCGTTACGAACAAGGCTACGTTCACCCAGAACAACGTGGTTAGCTCTGGTGGTGACACAAAGGCAGTCGTTCCAGCGATCCAGTACATGACGACCAAACGCGGTCATCAAGTGATGATCATGGGCGACAGCATTCAGGAAGGATTAGGCGGTAACGTTAGAGACTACGGGGCTGTTCAGCGCGCCTGCTATGAACTGAGCACGCCTGAGAAGCCGATTGAGTATTTCAATGCAGGGCTCCACGCCCAGGCTCCTGACGTATACAGCCGGATGATTGAAGACCACATTGACCGGGTACGGCCTACGATCCTGACCTATTCACCATGGTCGGGTAATGACGTAGCGGCTAACACCGGCATGAGCGTTGCGGCTCAGCGGCGGTACAAGGCCTCTTTAGGGCGCGTGTATACCGCACTGCAACAGCGCAACATGAAGCCGATCATCTTCTTCCCTGAAGCCACACCGACCAATGCGGCATATCGCAACGTCGGGGCTAACGATCAGGTGCGCCGTGACTTCAACACCAAGTTCCTGCCTGGGGTGGCGAACGGGATCGTGATGAAGGGCTATGCCGATGCCTTCACGGGATCGCGCACAGCTACAGGACAGGATGAGATCAAGGCTGGGCTGACAAACGACGGCGTACACCCCAATGATGCGGGGTACGAAGCCATCAAGGCGGTCGTCAAAGCCCACTTCCAGCACGTGCTGGATCAGACACAGTAAACCCAAGCCTCGGACCTCCGGGGCTTTTTTCTATCTGTAGGCAGGGCCTACTCCAAGTCTCTGGGAGACACCATGCTCAAGTATCAACTGGACAGCCTGGAAGGGCTGGAGGCTTCGCTCATCCCGCTTTATGTCGAAAAGGACGGTAAGTACTACCTCCAAATCGATGGCGTTCCGCAGTCCCAGCCTAATGAAGACGTCACCGGGCTAAAAGCCAAGGTGGAAGAACTCCTGGCTGAAAAGAAGGCCGAGGCGAAGAAGCGACAGGAAGCCGAAGAGGCAGCCAAGCGCGCAGCCGAAGAACACGCCCGTAAGACAGGCGACGTCGATGCCCTTCAGAAGTCCTGGGAAGAGAAGTACACCAAAGCGCTGACCGACAAGGATCAGACGGTTCTCTCTCTGCAAGCCCAGATTCAAAAGCTGACCGTAGGCGCTACCGCAGCATCCCTTGCAGGCGAACTCGCCGTACAGGGCAGCTCAGGAGTGCTAGAGCGGCTGATTGCTCCACGTCTGAGCATGGAAATCCGAGACGGCAAGCCAACTGTTGTGGTGCTCGACTCTGAGGGTCGTCCATCCGCCATGACAGTGGCTGAATACAAGGCAGAAATCACAAACGATCCAGCATTGGCACCGCTGATTGCGGGATCGAGAGCTACCGGCGGCGGGGCTGGTGGTAGCAAGAGCGGCGGGGCCGCAAAAGCGTTGACTGAAATGAAAGGCATGGAGCGAGTAGAGCTCCGCCGTACCAATCCCGCCGAATACGAGCGCCTGAAAGCGCAGTCGGCTCAGAAATAAGGTAGATCGAAATGGCAGAAACAATTCTTAGCGATGTGGTTTTCCAGGCTGAACTGCGCGATTACATGGCAGTTCCGGTGGTTGAGCAAACTGCGTTCTTCCAGTCTGGCGTCCTGCTTCGCAACAACGACATGAACGCCTTGCTGGCTAGCCCCACCAATGAGTTCATCATCCCGTTCTGGCTGGATCTTGATTCGTCCATCGAGCCGAACTACTCGAACGACGTGTTCACTGATGTTGCTACGCCTCTGGCGATCACCAGCAGCACCCAGCGTGCCCGCGCTGCCTACCTGAACGAAGGCTGGGCAACCATGGAGCTGGTGAAGAACATCACCAACCAGGACCCGCTGGACTACGTGGCCGGCCGCCTGACCAGCTACTGGCAGCGTCAGGCTCAGCGCCGCGTGATGGCTACCGCGATTGGCCTGTACAACGACAACGTTGCCAGCAACAACAGCGACATGGTGATCAATGCTAACGGCGTAATCAGCGCTGAGGCGATCATCCGTGCCAAGGCAACCATGGGTGACTACACCGCCAATGGCCTGGGCGTTATCGCCATGCACTCGGCTGTGTTCACTCAGCTGTCCATCCTGAACCTGATCGACTTCACTCCGCTGGGTGATCAGGTGCCATTGAATGGCCGCTACCAAGGTATGACTGTGGTAGTCGATGACGGTATGCCTTCCTTTGCCGGGGCAACTGACGGTGCGCCACGTGAGTACCTGAGCATCGTGTTCAAGCCGGGTGCAATCGGTTATGCCGAAGAGCAGCCTGCTGGCCGTGCCGGTCTGAACGTGAGCTGGGTTGATGAGCGCGGTAACGGTGGCGGCGTTGAGACGCTGTGGACTCGCCGCGACATGCTGATTCACCCGTTCGGCTACAAGTTCTTGTCCGCCACAATCACTGGCAACAAGACCGAGACCCGTGCTCAGTCTGCAAGCTGGGCTGACCTGGCTCTGGCTACCAACTGGGAGCGCGTGCTTGATCGCAAGCTGGTCCCCATGGCCTTCATCCGCTCGACTGCCGCTTAAGTAAGGCCTTGGGCTCTTCGGAGCCCTTGGCATGTACAAACGATTAAAATCTTCGTAATTGGCACCTAGAAGGAGGCCGATATGGCTATTCAAAAGACAGACAACGTAATCGATCCAAACGAAAAAGCTCGCTGGGGTTTCTCCGCAGGTGCAGACGGTCAGATCCAGGTAGGCCCTGAGACGGTAGGCGAAACTGGTGGTGTGGAAACTATTCGCTCCGACGTGGATGATGCCGAGGCCCGCAACAATGGCGGCGGCGCTGATGAACAGTCCAGTGCTGACGAAAGCCTGACCAAGGATCAGATCAAGGAGCAGCTAGACGCTAAAGGCGTTCAGTACAGCTCCACGGCCACCAAGGCTGAGCTTCTCGAGCAACTGCGTAACGCGGAGTAAGACATGGCACTCATCATTGAGGACGGTAGCGGGATTGCTGATGCCGAATCCTATGCAACAACTGAACAGCTTGCGGATTACGCTGCCAAGTTTGGCGTGACAATCCCTGACGACATGCTGGCTCAGGAGGCTCTGCTTCGTCGCTCCGCCTTGGTGATGAATGGCATGAAGTGGAAGGGCCAACGCGCTCACAAGGAACAGGCTCTGGCTTGGCCTCGTGAGGGTGTACAGGTAGATGGGGCCTACAAGCGCTCAAACTACATCCCGCGCGAGATCTTCTACGGCCAGTTAGCCCTGGCTGCTGAGATCCATAAGGATGACCTGACGCCACCAGAGACACGGCAGGGCGCGGTTATCCGTAAGCGTGTAGAGGGTGCGGTAGAGGTCGAGTATGCCCAGATCAACAACACGTCAGGCAGGCTACTTCCAGCCGCACCTAACCGGCCAAGCCAAACACAGTTTGCCGACTACCTGGACCGACGCGGGCTTTTTGCAGTGAGGGCATAGCATGGCTTTCTACGATGAGATGGCCGACGTTGCCCTGGAGCTGATCACAGAATTCGGCCAGACCGTCACCCTTCAGCGTACCGAGGCGGGCGAATATGATCCCGAGACCGGGACGACTGGTGATGGAGTGGCACAAGAGCAGCCAGCCCAAGGCATCCTGCTTGACTATCAAGGCATTGAGTTTCAGAACAATACCCAAATCCAGCAGGGTGACAAGAAGCTCAAGGTCGCTGCCAAGAATCTCCAATGGCCTCCTGAGCTAGCCAACAAAGCGGTCATCCAAGGCACGGCCTACAGCGTTATTAATGTCAGCGAGACCAACCCAGCTGGCACACCTCTCGTCTACACACTGCAGGTGAGATCATGAGGCAGAGCAGCTTTGCCCTGAACATACGCGAATGGTGTGATAAGGCTGAGGGTGCCATCGACGATACGCTTCGAGCGATAGTGATTGAACTTGGTTCGGCAATCATTAGAGCAACCCCGGTTGATACAGGGCGCGCGCGCGGCTCATGGCAATTTAGTTTGGACACGCCGAGCGTTGGTCAAGTAGATAACCCTGACCAAGAAGGTGCTGAGACAATCGCGAAATTAGCGGCTGAAGCCAACAAGCTAACAGCGGGGCAGACGGCTTATATCGTATCAACGCTTGTTTATATGATCGAACTTGAATACGGCCACTCCACACAAGCTCCTGAAGGCATGGTCAGAACAACCATTGCACACTTCCAGAAGATCGTAAGAGACGCGGCAGCGGAGCATAGAGTATGAGCCATCGTATTATCCGCTCGCTAATGGAAACCCGGCTTGCTGCCTGGGCCAAGACCAAGAATCTCAGAGTCGCCTATCAGAACCAGAATTTCACACCGGCCACAGGCGAGACCTACTTAACGACTGCCACCCTTCCCGCATTGACCGACAGCCTGACGCTCGCCGGGGATCATCGGGAATACACCGGCATCTTCCAGGTCAGCGTTGTGACGCCGGCAGGGAAGGGAGCTGGGGCAGGGGAAGCCTTGGCGGATGAGCTTGCCGCTCTGTATCCGCTCAACGACCGCATGAGCAAGGGTGCCTTTATCGTCCAGATCATCACCCCTATGGCCGTATCCCGGGAGATCCAGGGTGACACTGACTTCACCATCCCGGTCAGCCTGACCTATCGCGCCGACACCATCTGAATTCGCCCGTTGGGCAAGCCAAGACCCGCCTAGTGCGGGTTTTTTATTGACTGAAAACTGCCAACGGCAGAGAGGACTATTACATGAGCGTTACACTGATCAATGGCCTGACAGTGGATTTCTCGGCAGCCTTTGCCGATGAAGCGACTATCACCGCCCTGACCAACGCAAACCCGGCTGTCGCGACAGCTGCCAATGACTTCGCTAATGGTGACGTTGTTCTGCTCGGTACTGGCTGGGAATACGCCAACGACCGCGCCTTCCGTGTAGACGATGCAAGCGCTACCGGCTTTACCCTTCCAGGCTTGAATACCGTAGACACCATGCGCTATCCAGCCGGGGCTGGTGTAGGCACTGCCCGTCAGGTCTCCGAGTGGGTGCGTATCAGCCAGATCACCGCCCTGGCCTTTACTGGTGGCGATCAGAACTACTACCAGTACCAGTTCCTTGAATCCAAGGTTCAGAAGCAGATCCCAACGTTCAAGTCGGCGATGAGCTTCACGCTGACCATTCTGGATGACCCAACCCTGCCGTTCTACCAGTACCTCGAGCAGGCTGATCAGGACGGTTTGATTCGTGTGGTTCGCTTCAACAACAGCGACGGCTCCACCAACATCTATCCAGTTTACGTCGGCTTCAACAACAACCCTGTCGGTGATATCAACACTGGCCGCACTGTAACTGCATCCTTTGCCCTGGCCGGTGAAGTTGTCCGGTACGCTCGCTGAGGTGATGAATGAGTAAGGTACTTTTCAAGCTTGATCCCAACCCGACCTTTGATGCGCTGGTTGCTATCCCTATGCATGGCGGCGGTACAGCAGACGTCAAGTTTACGTTCAAGCATCGTTCCAAGACGGAGCTGGAAGAATTCTTGAGCACCAACAAGGATATGGATGACCTCACTCTGGTGAAGTCAATAGCTACCGGCTGGGAATTGGAAGATGAGTTCAGCGACGAGAACATCCAAGAGTTACTGAACAACTACATCGGGGCGGGCTCGGCGATCTACGTCAAGTACCTTGAAGAGCTGTACCAGGCCAAGCGTTTAAACTGATCGGCGCTGCCCGGGCGCTGTATCGGAAGCAGCCAAAGGCTTCTGATCTAGCGGCGTTCGGGCTTACCCCTGACCTCCTGGGCAGCATCGATTACCCATTGTGGCCTGAGAACATGCAGGCCTTCCAAGTCTTCGAGGCCATGATGACGCAATGGCGTTGTGGTCCCGGAGGCCCTACCGGTCTTGTGTACAGCGAGATCCCGGTTATCATGCGGTATCTATCCATTCCTGAAGCAGACCATGGCGAAGTCTTCGACGCAGTACGCGTGATGGAGAGCGCCGCGCTTGAAGCCATTCACCAAGAGAAATAGCCATGGCAAATGATATTGCTTCCCTTGGCCTAAGGGTTGACTCAAGCGAAGTAGATAAGGGCACGGAAAGCCTACAGCGGTTCACTCAAGCCGGCTCCAAGGCTGAAGCGGAAGTCAAAAGCATAGGCACCGCTTCTGACCAGACCACGCAAAAGGTTAGGGCGGCTAATCAGTCGCTAAATCAGGCTAATGCTGCATTAAAACAGACTGAAATATCAGCCAAGCAGACAGCTGCTGCGCTTAGAGGCGTGCCAGCTCAGTTCACTGATATTGCCGTCTCCCTTCAGGGCGGGCAAAGTCCTCTCACTGTACTGCTTCAACAAGGCGGGCAGCTGAAGGACATGTTCGGCGGGATTGCTCCTGCTGCTCGTGCTCTGGGTGGATACGTCGCCGGACTGGTAAACCCGTTCACGGTAGCCGCGGCAGCTGCAGCAGCACTTGCCTTTGCCTATAAGCAGGGCAGTGATGAGGGCTCAGCTTTCCAGCGTGCCCTGATTGTCACCGGCAGCCAGTCGGGCCAGACCGCTGACAGCATGGCGAACCTTGCCAAGCAGGTCAGCTCGGTAACCGGAACCACCGGGGCAGCTGCGGATGCGCTGACGCAGATCGTCGCCACCGGCAAGATTGCCAGCGACCAGTTCAAGAACATCGCCATCGCTGCGGTGGCCTTTGAGAGCGCTACTGGTCAAGCGGTAGAGGACACCGTTGCCCAGTTCCAGAAGTTGGCTGAAGATCCGGCCAAGGCCTCTGCTGAGCTTAACGAGCAGTACCACTACCTGACTGCTTCTGTTTATGAGCAGATCAGAGCGCTAGAGGAGCAGGGCGACAAGGTAGGGGCTGCAAACCTTGCCGAAGAGACTTATGCCAGCGCCCTTCAAGTTCGCTCCAATGCTATCAAGCAGAACCTTGGCTATATTGAGGGTGCCTGGAATAGCGTTAAGGGCGCGGCCAAGGCGGCATGGGATGCCATGCTTAACGTCGGCCGTGAGCAGACGATTGATGAGCAGATTGCTTCTGTCCGGGCCGATCTTGAGAAGGCAGCCAATCAGAAGTCCAGAAGCTTCGTTGATCAGGCTCTAGGCCAGGGCGAATTCATCACGCCCGAGGCTCAAGCCGGCCTCAAGCTGCGCCTTCAGTTCCTGGAGCAGCAGAAGGCCACGCAGCAAGGCATTGCAGCGGCTCAGAAGCTTTCGGCTGAGCAGAACGAAAAGGCCATTGCTGCACAGCAGAAGATCGACACGATCACTCAATCCTCATTGAGCAAAGCTGAGCAGCGCAACAAGGCCATCACTGACTACAAGAAGCTTCTTGAGGACATCAGGAAGGTCAACCCGAACGACGAGCGCTTGAAGCAAAGCAACGTCGACCGGGTGATTGCCGACCTGAACGAGAAATACGCCGATCCGAAAGGACCAAGAGCCAGAAAGCCCGCTGCATACCAGGACGACGCAGCCACTCGGATGCTTCTGTCGCTCAAGGAGCAGGAAGCCACTCTACGAAGCCAGCTCACCACCAACGAGAAGCTAACCGCCTCTCAGCGTGCTCTGGCTCAGTTCGAGCAGCAAATAGCTGACCTCAAGAACAAAGGCACGCTGACTGCCCAGCAAAAAAACCTCCAGGCGAATGAGCTGCAGATCAGGGCTCAGCTTGAGCAGAACGTAGCGCTTGAGGACGAGATCAAGAAGCGCGAACAGCTGACCAAGCTGCAAGCCTTCCAGCAATCACTTGAGGCCAGCAGGGCTCAGGAGCGCGAGGGCTACGCCGACCAACTGTCTGGTTCAACCCTAGGCCCTGAGGCACGGCAAAGGCTCCAGGCCGAGCAGAAGATCAGGCAGGACTATCAACGTCAGCTTGAGCGTGCTGCGCGGGATCGCACCAACGGCTCAATCACCGAGGATACGTACCGAGCGGAGACCGAAGCGCTCAAGCAGAACCTGGATGAACGTCTGGCAATGCAGCAGGAGTATTACTCCGCGCTGGATGAATTGAACGGCAATGCGGCTGTAGGCGCTCAACGTGCAATAAGCGAGTACAGCGAGCAAGCCCAGAACATCGCGGACCAGACTCAGAACTTCGTAGGCGGAACGCTTGAGAACCTGACGACAGGTATTGCTGACAGCCTGACTGATGCAATCACTCATACGAAAGACCTGAGCGATGCGATGGCAAGCCTAGGTGAGACGATCCTCACGCAGGTGGTCAACTCGCTGATTGAGATGGGTGCGCGGTATGCCATAAACGCAGCGCTGGAGGTGGCAGGGTTAACAACAGTGCAGGGTGCCAAGGCTGCGCTGGGCGCTACGGCAGGGGCAGGCTATGCCGCTGCTGTGACAGGCCAGTCTACAGCTGAGGTTAACTTGGCCGCATTGAACGCCTTCGCTTCTACCGCGGCTATTCCTATCGTTGGTCCTGCATTGGCTCCAGCAGCAGCGGCCACAGCAGCAGCGGCTACGGCACCATTTGCAGCGGCAGCGATTGCAGCGGCTTCCTCGGCGATTGCAGGGGCGGCTACAGGTGGGTTCGCAGAGGGTGGCTATACCGGTCCGGGTGGTAAGTACGACCCAGCCGGCATCGTCCACAAAGGAGAGGTGGTCTGGTCACAGGCTGACATTGCACGGGCGGGTGGTGTGGCGACGGTTGAGTCGCTGCGTAAAGGCTACGCGCCGAATGGCAATGCCGGTCTGGCTGGTACGGCTCCTGGGAAGTCAGGCGGTGGCGGCGTGGTGGTCAATCTTCACGAGGACGCCAACAAGGCTGGGCAGGTTCAGCAGATCAACAACTCAGGCGGCGGCATGACCATGGACGTGTTCGTATCGAACATTCACCAGGGCGGTCAGGCAGCCAAGGCATTCGAGCAGACCTATGGGCTTAGAAGGGTAGGACGATGACAGTTCTAGAGCAGTTTTACGCATCAGGCGGATCGGATGTAAAGATCGCCACTCTGGAGTTGTCCTGTCCTGCCTGGGAGAAGCCTGTTTATCTGTGCAAGGCCTATGAGGATCTGATGGCTGCAACCGAAACGGGCGAGGTGGTGACATACCAAGCCTGCGGTATGGATGTGGCACTGCCCAAGCGGGACAACAGCGGGAATCAGACGCTGAACTTCGCCATTGATAACGTCACCGGCGAGTCTCAACAGCTGATCGATGAGGCCCTGGATACCAGACAGGTGATTAGTCTGGTGTTCAGGGTGTACCTGTCCAGCGACCTGTCCGGCCCGGCTGAGAAGCCCTACCGGATGAAGGTGAAGGGCGGGTATATCCAGGGCGTCACCTCTCAGCTGTCCTCCGGCTATTACGACCTACTGAACCTTGCATGGCCCCGCCGCAAGTACACCTTGGACTTCGCTCCTGGCCTACGGTACGTGTGATGCTGGGATTTCGCGACTTGGTGGGATATGGTTCTCACTTTTCGCGAAGGGGTTGGCTTATGAGAGTCAGGGCAATACTGGTTTGCTTGATGGTTATATTCCTGTCTGCATGTGCTTCTAGCGGCCAGGAGATAACACAGCAGCAAATAGATCAGATAGTTAAAGGGCAAACCACAAAGCCTGAGCTTCTTTCCTTATTAGGTCGGCCGCAGTCGGTCATGTCCAATTCAGACGGCACAGAGATTCTGACGTGGGCCTATGCCCATGTGGGGTTCATGGGTAGCAACGTGAAGTCCACCGGTCTCAGTGTTGTCATTGGGCAAGATGGAAAGGTTGCCAGCTACTCAACCACACAATACGGGCAACCATCCGTTAGATACGGATACTAAGCAGACCTATTCATGAACCCGCTTCGGCGGGTTTTTTATTGGGCGAAATATGACCCTGAATGACTATTTCTCTGCCGTCTACCTGGACGGCGGGAGAGGCGAGGTCGTGGATGGTATCCAGCGGCTGGACTGCTGGGGGCTTGTCCGCGCGGTGAGGCATGAGGTCTACGGCCTCCCGCTTCTACCTAGCTGGGGACATGTCCGGCACACGATGGCTCGTGAGTTCACCAAAGCTGCTCATGAATGCACCGGCGCAATGGTTCCTTGTGAGCCAAGGGTGGGTGCAATCGTCTGCCTTTGGCGTGGAGCAATCTGTGTTCACGTGGGGCTGGTCGTTGAGGTAGACGGCCGCCTTCACGGCATGGAAATGCTTCAGACAGGCGTTTCCGTGAAGCCACTTAACAAGTTTCTTGAACGATATCCTAGAGCGAGCTTTCACTTTGATCAGCATTTACCCGAGCAAGCTTGAGGGCGAACCTCTAGAAAAGCATTACACCGAGTCGGTGATGACGCTTGACAAGTGGCTATCGATAAACGTCAAGAGCTATGAACGCCGTACATCTCCGCCTATCAGCATCGAAGTAAACGGATTACTGATTGATCCCGAGAATTGGGATTCGAAACTGTTTAGCCCAGAGGACGACGTTCGGATCTACCCAGAGCCCAAGGGCCTTGAGGCTGCAACTGTCGCTATTGTTGCGGCAGCAGCAGCGGCAGCGGTGGTGGCAGCGGTTATCTTCCTTCGGCCGAACGTCAAGACGCCAGGGTCATTCGATCAGCAGGGTAAAACACTCAACTTGGCCCGAAGCAAGGGCAACCAAGTCAAGATCGGCGATATCATCCGTGAGGCAGCTGGCAAGAACAGGATTTACCCTGACTACCTGCTTCCTCCCCGTCACTACTTCGAGAACACGCGGATTCAGTGGGCTGAACTGCTGCTATGCGTGGGAGTGGGTGAGTTCCAGATTGACCCCGGCGCGGTAAAGGTCGGTGAGACATCTCTTGCATCCCTGGGCAACACTGCTTCCTATAAGATCTTTGGCCCAGGCCAAGACCTTTCCGGAGAGACGGCGGCGGACTGGTGGCATCCCTCTACTGAGGTTGGATCCACAAGTACCGGCGGCGCAGGCCTGACACTTAAGTCAACGTTTGCCATTGCGGAACAGCCTACAGCAGATACTTTCCTGTTCTCTGGATACCAGATAAGCGTACCAACTGGGGCGGGATGGTTTCCTATCGGCTGGCAGCCCGGCCTGATTGCTCGGGTAGAGGTGATGTACCCATACACCTATACAAGCCCGGGCAATGGTGGGGCAACGATCATCAGCGGCCCTCATGTCTCAATGATCAACCCCTATGTGGGTATGCCCATCGAGATCACTGGAGATAATGCAGGCTCCTATGTGGTAGCCAGCTATCAGCCGTTCGAGGAAGGTGGGGCAGGCGAGGACGATACGCCTGCTTCAATGACGCTCAACTATGCGAGCGGCGCACCGGCAAACGGCCTGCAGACCGGAAACCTGTACAGCTGTATCGGCTATCCGGGATTGCGTTACCGTATAACATCCGTATCTGATGACGCGGTAAGCGATACCGACCCCAACACCACTGATCACGGCCCATCAACTATTACAATCGAGCGCCTGACCGATACGGGCTCGATTGATGACGAATGGCCCGGCTTTGATACGTTCAACAGCGCAACGCCTGTCATAGCCCTTGATGCTTCTACCATTGAAGGTGACTGGGCTGGGCCATTTGCTGCCTGTCCGGAAGGCGAGGTTACCAACACGCTCGAGTTCGACGTCTTCTTCCCGCAGGGCTTGGTCAACTTCAATACCAAGAAGGGAACCAAGAATCCGTTCTCCTGCAGCATTGAATTGCAATATCGCGACATGACGTCACTAGGCGCATGGCAATCAGTTCGGTTCACCTATACCAACGCAACGTCAGACCAGCTTGGATATACCGAGCGCATCAATCTGCCTTCAGCCATCCGTCCAGAGGTCAGAATGCGGCGCATAGGTCAGGAGTCGACGTCTACCGACAAGTATGACCGTGTGCAGTGGTATGCCTTAAAAGCACGCTTGGACAAGGCTCCAAAGGCCTATGAAGGCGTCACAGTGATGTCCGTATACATTCGCGGCGGTGATCAACTTTCAGCTCAGTCTGAGAGTCAGGTTTCAGTGGTAGCCACCCGTAAGCTGCCGCGCCTCGTGGGCGGCAGCTGGACCGATCCAGTCGCTACCAGGGATATCGTTCCATGGGTTGGGTATGTCGCCAAGTCCATAGGCTATGTCGATGATGACTTCGATCTGGACGAACTAGAGCGGCTTGGAGAGGTTTGGAGCAATCGTCGTGATTACTTCGACTATGCCGTTGAGGACAGCAGCACGGTCAAGGAATGCATCAGTGATGCGCTGACAGCCGGGTTTGCTGAGTTCACCCTTGAACGCGGCAAGCTCAAGCCGGTGCGGGATGAGCCTCGGAGCGTGTATGGGCAGATGTACTCGCCTCAGAATATGACCGAACCTCTCAAGCGCAGCTTCACGCTTCCATCTCCCGATGATTACGACGGGGTGGACATCAAGTACACCGACGAGAAGACCTACGCAGACGAGACTGTTAAGTGCCGGCTGCCTGGGGATGAAGGGAATACGGTAAAGGAAATCACTCTTAACGGCGTGACTAACCGTGACCGAGCTTGGCGGATAGGGATGCGGCGGCGCAGGGAATATGCCTACCGCACCAAGAGCTATAACTTCTCCACGGAACTGGCTGCGCTCAATAGCGGGTATCTGAGCTATGACGTGGTAGCGGATGACGTTCCGGGTTATGCCCAGAGCGCGATCCTGGAAGACTTTATGGCAATGGATGGCATGAGTGTGCTGGTGAGCTCTGAGCCTCTCCAGTGGCAGGAAGACCAGCAGCATGTGGTTCTACTGCGCCGCCCGGATGGATCCACCAGCGGTCCTTGGCCTGTATCCAAGCTAGACGATTACCGGATGACTATTGGTGGTCTGGACTTCGTTCCGGATACCAGCTGGGAGATTGAGCCGCCTCATCTGCTGTTCGGCACCATGAAACGCTCCGGATACCCCGTTCTGATTACTTCAATTGAACCAGGCGAATACACCGCTGATGTCGAGGCGGTCGGTTATGACGAGCGCGTCTATGCCGATGACAATAACGTCGCGCCGGAGGACGCATGATCACATACCCAAAGGAGTTGCCCAGGCCGTTACAGGATGGGTATGAGTTACAGACTGCCAGTCCAAAGGTTGAGACCTCTTTCCAGAGTGGACGCACGATCGAAAGACGGGCGTTCACTTCGGTTCCAACTCAGGCGTCGGTCAAGTGGCTGATGACCGAATCGCAGGCCCGATACTTTGAGGCTTGGTTTGAAGAGGTCCTGGTATCCGGTACCAAGTGGTTTGAGTGCGAGCTATCTACCCCGCTGGGGTTTGCACCCTATACCGCACGTATCAGAGGGATGTATGACGGCCCCGCCCAGATAACCAAAGGATGGTGGCAGTTCACCGCAACCCTTGCACTGAGGAAGCGGCCAATCCTGCAACCCGGATGGGCTATCTACGCACCGCAGTACATATTGCTCGCTAACGTATTCGACAAAGCCATGAATCAGGAATGGCCGGAAAGCCGGTATCAGACCTACATGCCTGAGTTCGATCAATCGCAAAACAGAGAGTGGCCGCCTCAGGCCTGACCTAACCTAACCCCCGCTTAAGACACGGCCCCACGGACGCTGTGGGTATTCGCTCGTCTGGAGAAAAGTACATGGCTTTTAATACCCGTCATCCTGTTGGCTCTACCGACCCGCGCGACCTATACGACAACGCTACGAATTTCGACAGGCTCATCAATGGATCAGATCCTTTCTATGCTGATCGACTTGGGCGTCAGCGCTTGTCGTGGTCAGGCATGGAGGAGGACTTCAATAATGCTCAGGCGGGGCGAGCTACAGCATTTGAAGACTTCCTTCAGCGCTCTGGATTCGTCATTGTGGGCGACTATGGCCCCAACATCACGCTGACTTCTCGCAGCCAGCTTATAGTTCGGGATGGCTACCTTTATCGGCTCTCATATGCCACGACGATACCCTATACCACGACCGGCAATTGGGATCTCGAGAAAGGTAATTTCGTCCTGCAGAACCAGGAAGACGCCTTACGCCAGGATCTAACTAACAATACTGACCTGACCAAAGGGGCTTCTTTAATTGCAGGTGTTGCGCGGGTCGTACCTAACATCGCAGCCCTTAGAAAGCTTCCATCTATAAGTAGCCGTTCGGCGCTAGTTCTCGGCTACAACACGATAGGCGACGGCGGAAGTGGGGATTTCTACCTTGACCCAGCTGACAAGACCAGTGCTGACAACGCTATTACAGTGATCGTTGCGGCCGACGGCGGTCGCTGGAAGCTGGAGCATGATGGTCATGTGGATCTCTATCAGGCTGGCTGTGTAGACGATGGCGTTACTGACAACACAGCAAAGATTCAAGCCTTGGTCAACCTAGCTATCGCGACTGACGCATTCGAAATTATTATTCCCAAGGTGGGACCCGGTAAATCATTCCGGATGACCGCGCCTATCACTATTAATGGTGGGCTTAAGATCTCTGGAGAGGGATGCGAGCCGCATACATCCGTAAGCGGTTCAGGTCAAAATGCCAGAGGCAGCGGCTCCTGGTTCTACCTGGACCATACGGGAAAGGGGTTCTCGATAAGCGCCGGCGCCTCGTCAGATAATAATTCGGCCTCTACTGGCGTGCAGTTCAACGGTGTAGGCACAATTCGCAAGCATACACTTGTTGCCGGAGCTACCACTGCGTTTACCCCAACCGAGTCTGATTATGATTTTGACGTCAATAATGCTGACGTTTCACTGGAGAACGTTACGACACTGAATCCATACAAGGCAGTTCGTCTTGTAAACGGCTCATATGGTCGCGTGACCATTAGAGGGCTAAGAGGCCAGCCTCTTTCGCAAGGTGTCGTGATTGAAGAGTCGTATGATACATGCCGTATTCTGGACGTTCAGTTCTGGCCCTTCTGGAGCCACGATCAGCGCGTCTGGAATTACACTCTGGCAAATCTGCGATCCTTTGTATCCGTACGGAACGACAACCCGTTCTATCAGAATATTTTCTCGATCTTCCATAATGTCGGGTTCAATATCCTGGGTAGCGATAAAGGAACAACAAACAAGGCGAAAGTCTTTGGAGCCGACATTGACCGTGGCATGTATGGAGTCGTACAGGATTCAACATCAAACGGCGCATCTGCTCTGTTCGTAGGCTTCTCAGCTCAAGGTGAGAGCGGAGTAACCGGAAACAATAGCGGTATCTTGCTGGGCGGAACTGGTGGCGAATTCACCTTCGAAGCTCCTGATCTACGGCTTTATAACGGCAACTGCCTCCGGGTCTACGGCACGAACAACAGCGTCATTGTCAGTAATCCTAAAATGGCGAGCTTCAACAAGTCGTCCCTTGGTTACCCAGCTGTTGAGGTGGGCGCAAACAACCGGGTAGATATCGTTGGCCGCGTCCGCATCGGGGATACCAATAATGGTGCTTTCTACGGAGGGGCTGGCACTATTCGAGCGCCTGGAGAAAGCGGAAGCACATCTGCTACCACGAATGGGGCCGGACAGGTTGTCGTTACTCATGGAGCCGGATATGTACCGGGCAAAGTGTTTGTTGCCGTAACTGGCGGTGGCAATGGTGCCACAGCTCAAGTTACTGCAAAGACCTCCACAACCTTTACTGTCAATTTCTATAACGGTACCGCGGCTCTGGTTAATACGGCAGTTGCTTTCGACTGGGAGGTTAAGCTTTAAAACCTGACCGGCAATGATTGACGCGCATCTCATAAGATCTGTGATGTGCGTCAATCATCGGCTTTTCTTGGATACACAGATTGTTTTGTCTATCATCTCGATTGTTTCTGAATCCATACAATTGAGTAGTGATAATTGACGTTATTAATGGCGAAAAAGGATTTTAGCGCAGTCACCGTCGCAGTCCGAAAAAACAAGGTAAAGCTCCTCGCCTCGGCAGTATTGATATCAATATGCCTTTTTCTATTTCAGGTATTTAGCTCTGGCTTTGGCAGATTTATGCCAGCTATTCACCCGGACTGGTCAAGCCACGCTTCGACTACAAGGTTTGCCTTTCTTGGAAAGGACTTTGATTCCGACGCTGCAAGAATAGCGCTAGATGAGTTTGCCTTTTTCCCGCGCCTTGCCTATGAAGCTTCTGCTTGGGTTGCCAAGATTTTTGGCATTAGTGATATCCAGGGATTAACGCTTATCACGCATATGTCGATAATTCTTGCATGTGTATTTCTAGCGCTACGGCTGTGCACTGTTTTTTCTGAAAGGCAGGTTTCAACAACGACAAAGCTGCTGATAGTTGCTGGCCTGTATATTTCGGCCAACTACCTTTGCTTCGGATTTAGAAACCTAGTCGTATCAAACTCTTTCATATCGCAAGCAGCTTCTTTAGCTGTTGCCCAAGTCTTTTTGTATTTCAGCCTTCATAAGCCAAGCCTATATAGGCATCTGGCTATCATGTTTTCTGCAGCGCTGATTTTATCTCAAACGCATATGGTTGGTTTTGTTTGGTGTTCGGGCACATTGATTGTCATGAGCCTGGGCATGCCTAACCTCAACCTAATAAAAAGGGTTGGCCTGGCACTGGCCGGATCAGTAATTGCGGCAGCATTTCTTCTTACTTCAGACGGGCTCATGAAGACCCTGAAGATAGCTGGAACAGGCGGGGAGATTGCGGCATGGGGCGGCGGTAACATTGCTGGCTCTAAATGGTTTGTCACTGTCCCGGCCGTAGTCTATTGCGCTGCCTTTATCATGTTTATCAGATGCTATGTACAGAAGCGTCTAACTGTACAGCAGGCCTTATGGTATGGGGCTGGCTTCCTTTCACTGGCACCGCTTATATTTGCATCTGCTTATACAGCCATGATGAAAGGCGGTAGCTGGTATCCAGTTGCTAAGTGGACATATACCTTCATACCTGAGATGTTTATATTTCTGGCCCTGCTGTGTAGCAAGACAAAGATAAATTCTGTTAACTCAAGCAAAGCAGCCATCTTTGGTTTGGTTGTACTAGTTGCTGCGCAGCTTCCCCTGATGTCACCTCGTGTAGATTTAGAGTCAGCAATACTTGCTGAGAAAGGGGCTAAGTCAGTTCGGGGTGAGAGGGTTTATCCATCCCTGGTGGTGGATCATCCAGCTATTAACTATTTCATAGCGCGTGCGGTTTTAGATATTCCCTATGACGCAGATACATGGCGTTGGATGGGAAAGGGTGGTCAGTCTGATACCTATTTGTCTGCCAAAGACTTCGAAAGTGTGATTCCTGTTATTCCGGCAGAGCGTCGAGTTAAGTTCAGAAACGATAAGAAAAATCGCTCTATTGCACAGAGAATGATTGATCAGCAGTGGTGGCCCATAGAAAAAGACTTCGTTTGGGCTGCAACGTCACCGGCAGATCTATCATTTATTGCCTCTCAATCTCCTAAGCGGATAACTATGCGGATTGTTCCTAATCTCCCCAAAGGGGTTTCGGACCGATCATTTGAGGTTTATATGAATGGCGTTAGGCTGGATGACCTGCATGCCGACAGGATGGATTGGAATATGCCTGTTGAGTACAGTGCAGAGGTTCCGAGCCAAGCTTTGAGGGAAGATGGAAACGTCAATCTTCAATTCAAGTGGGATAAGCTTCTCCAAGACGATCCGGGCCTAGCTTTACTCAGCATCAAATACTTCTAAGGAAAACAATGAAGCGGATGGGGCTTTTGGCGGTATTAGTGCTTGCAGGGTGCGCAAGCGAAGGGAGAATCGAAAAGCGTCCGCCTTCCATGGAGTCAATATCTGGCAAGACTGTTGAAGCCTATATGGAATGCCTAATTCCAGAGCTTGAAGACGCCAGGCGCAAGGTCGAGGTCAGCGGGGATGCTGATCACAAGAAGATTGTCGTGCCGCAGTTTGTATCGCCCATGACGGCGGCCGTGATATTCGTTGACAGAACATCACGCGGGGTGTCGATCAGTGTTCATGAGCGATCGGCTAACAACCCGTTCCGCCCGAAAGACATCCTGGCAGCAGCCAAGCACTGCATTTAGAACCATCCATTCTTCAGGCCCTTGTTGACGACAGCAAGGGCTGAAAGAGCCGTAAGGGTAGACAGGATAAGGATGTTGCGGATCGTCTTATTCATCTCGAATGCTTGCGTTGTGTCCATGACCAGCAAGCAAGGCGCTCCAGGCTTATGACCACATCCCAAGGATCAAGCTCGAAACCTTGCTTCGTTAGTTCCTTCCGGGCCATTGCCACCAGCATCTCGACGGACTTTGGATTCTGGCAAAGGGAAGGGGGCAGGGCGTTTGACTCAAACAGCCTCTTCCCCTTTGTATCATAGGCGACAAATATCAAAGGGCTATTATGGGTTCGGTGCTCGAACTCTATCTTCAGAGGCGACAGGCCTTTGATGATGACTGACTTGGCTTTGCTGTAACTGCTCATGTGTGATCCGTCTCACATAATGCGGCAGTATATCAGCTAGTCTGTATGCGTCTCGATACAAAGCATGCGCTCACCTTTGATCACACGCCCGATCATCACAAGGTCGAACTGCTGCCCATCCCGTCGCGTCAGTCTCATTCCATCTACCGAGCCATATAGCCCAGCGCTTCGCCCGTGAAACTCCAGACGACCGTTCGGACCTCGCCTCACCACTCCATGGTCTTCACTCAGGTTGTAGAACTCGAAAGCCGACTGCTCGACGATCCCGGCCAGCTTGCCATTCGTATCCCTGAGTTCGTAAATGCCGCCTTTGAGGAAGTCAGGGGAGTAGGTAGCCAACGCCTCAGCTGCCCATAGCTTCGCCGAGTCAATGACCTCCATCATGTCGATCCAGCGATCTTTAGTGATCGCCTGGGTACTCAGTAGCCGGTCGGCAACTTCTTTCATGTAAGAGGTATGGTGTTCTGGTAGGCGCACAAGGGCGTGCTGGTCGTTAGCCAGTCTTTCCCATTCGGCAATTGAAGTGCTCATAAGAGGGTCCGTTCTACTGAGGATGCATACAGTAGTCGGAAAGAGGGAGGGTGGCTAGAGGAGGACGGATAGACGGAAAAAGCCATAGGGACTTTTTCAGGGATTCGTAATTTACCGTTAGGCTTGGTTATTCATCGATTGCAGCGAGAATCGGCCTAAACGCCTGATATTACGTTGGTTTCCTTGCTCCCGCGTGCATGGGGTGCAAGGGGTCGAGTGTTCGAATCACTCCGTCCCGACCAATGAACTCTAGAAAATCCAGTCACTTAACGGTGATTGGATTTTTTATTTCCGACGATTTTTCGGTGCTTCCTAGAAAATGGCTTCCTGGTTGCCAATTGAGATTAACTAGGCTGTACAGGCTCCCGGCAGATCTGCAGATGTATTAAGGCTACCTCAGCCTTATCGAGGGGAGCGCTTTTCCGAGAGCTCTATCACTGCAGCGTGTGAGTGTCGCCCACGTCAGCCAATCAACAAGGACGGCCATTGATGGACAAGCTCTGGAAGCAAATCCCCCCAATCCGATTACACATGGGAGCGGGAAACGCCGGAGTTTGGCAGGCAGCTTCTCCTCCCTGATCGCGACCTTTATCGTGCTTGGGCCAACTTCGAGTTCATTGCTCAGGATGGCTCCATCAACGAAGTTGATCTCATGGTGTTAACGCCTAAGGGCATGTACGTCATTGAGATCAAGTCCCATCCTGGTGTGATTCGGGGTGACGCTGTCAACTGGGTTTGGGAAAGGCCTTTGCCCAAACGTGGGCAGAAGATTTTCGACAATCCCCGCTTGCTTGCTCGGCGCAAAGCGCAAAAGCTGGCGTCTCTGCTGAAGCTGCAGCCTTCATTTCATCTAAGCAAGGAAACGGTGCCTTTTATTGATGCTTTGGTGCTCCTCTCTGCAGAGGACCTGGTTATCAAGCTGGAAGGTGATGCGCGCCAAGGTATAGTGAGTCGGCAGGAGCTGCTCCGCGAAATCACTCTAATCGATGAGGACTGGAGGCATCGGCAGATTACCGCTTACCGACGTGTCACCAACACCGCCCGCCAGGTGGTGCAGCACCTGAGAAGCGAGCAGAACGTCATCAGGGCATTTATTGAAGGAGGGTATGGATTCTCCGTCCGGCTCACCGACAGGATCCGCGACATCAAAAATGCGATCGACCGCCTCAAGCGACTGCACGAGAAGTTGGGCCTGTTTACACACATGGGCCTGTTGCAGCTGACAAGAAGCGACCGGGCGCTGCGGGGCAAGCTCATGGACGTTCTGTTAGGCGCGGTGTCTCGCAACCGCTTCGCTCTCGACGAGATGGTTGGTCGGCTTGATCGGCTTAGTCTGACAGTGCGTAAGCGCAGCAAGATGCGCCAGGTGGCACAGGCCGTCGACGCTCACCTGCAGGCCGGCGGCGTAATCGATCTTGAGCCACTTCTTGAACGACTTGATGCTGCAGTTTGGGTTGGTTCTGCTCCACTTTTCTAGGGCGGCAGTGCATTCTGTGACGTCAACGTCGGCGAGAACCTTGAGCGGCTGGAGTTGCTGATAGTCTCACTGCCGGAACCGAAGGTCAAAACGGCGCCAGCGGCAGCAGTCCAGGAGCGTGAATCAAGAATTGTCCCCTCAGAGGTCAATCAGGAAAAGGAGCTGGAAAAACCGTTCGTGCGTGCTCACTTGGAGGTTATGCTTCGGGAGCTGATTGCCACTGGTAAACCTCAATCGGCTACCGCTTACTGGCAGGACTGTGGTGACCCCGACATCCCTGACGGAATATGGCTCTACGCTCCGGATGGCTATGCCCAGTTGCAGGCGGCATTCGCCAAAGTCAACGGTAAGGAACTGAACTACCGCCTTGTGCCGACGCTGGCGCTACATAGTCGGTTTTCGGCGAACCGACGTGTCCTGAAGTTGACCCTAGATAGGGTGCCGAGGCGATAGCGCATGCTGACCAACAATCGCCACCTGACAGCGATCATGAATGCGGTGCGGCGCAACCGAGACAAAATTACCCTTACAGATACCTGGCGGCAGATCCACCAACTTTATGGCGTAGGGACGAAGCACGGTACATCGGCGTTGGTGCTGACCGCAGAGGATCACCAGACGCTGCTGGCGGTGGTGAGAAAGGACATGTCTCTGGATCCGCTGAAGCACAGCACGGCGGTGCTCAAGGGAGATAGGCTGGCTCTGGCCGCGATCTCCAGAAACAAAAAGGTCAGTGGCCGGATGGTAGGCGAGGGCCTGGTGCTGGTCGCTCACCCATCGGGCAGGGTTCTCTTGCCATCAGGTGACTACCAGCACTCCCGCGGCGGCACGCTGAACATCCAGACTAGCGACTTGCACGGGCTAGAAAGGGTTCTGCTGGTGGAGAACCTGAGCGTTATGCTTGCGGCTCACCGATACCAAATGCCGGCACAGCTCCAGGACGTACCTATGTTGTTTCGGGGCGATCGACAGCGGTCGCCGAAGGCTGTTTCTGCTGCGAGGGTGGGGAATTCTGATTTAATCAGCTTTCCAGACTACGACCCGCAGGGCCTGATGAACTCGATGACTACTGGCGCTTCGGCGGTGGTGGTGCCAGCGCCGGCGACGATCGCACGCATTCTTGAGGCACGCCTCAACAAGCCTGCTGATTTCGATAGGAGTCTGCCGCGGTGGAGTGGTTAG